GCCGCCGCCTCCGCCGCCTACGCCGCCGCCTACGCCGCCTACGCCGCCGCCTCCGCCGCCTCCGCCACCTACGCCGCCAGGGAAGATACTTACGCTAAGATGCGCTCCTACCTCCTCTCAATGGAACCTCTCCCATGACCTACCACTCCCAAGTCCTCGACTACCTCTCGACCACCTACGGCATCCACGACGCCTCAATCACTCATCGTGGCGGCTCACACCCGAAGCTTGTTTTCACTTATGCCGACAAGCGATTCAGCGCCACACTCCAACGAGACTGTCCCGACAACCTCAATCTTGTCCACATGAAGCAACAAGATTTGAGGAGGCTGCTCGGCACTCCCCCAGACCGGGCTGAAATCAGCCCGCCAGCGCAGAAAAGGAGCTTAGAACAGATGACAGCAGACCTCAGTCAAGCAGCCGCACCGCTGCAAGCCCTCAATCCCAGTCCTGCTGATACAGCAACTCTGATGGCAAAGCCGCCGTCGAAGCCATTGATGGGCAAGATGGCTCGATATAAAGACCGGGTGAAGTTTGTCGTCCCGTTGAAGGCTGCCACTGCACTCAAAGGCCGTGGCCTTCTTGTCGAGCGGCTCAGCCCTGACAGCTGGAAGCTCTGCCTCCATCCCAATCTAGCTCGCAAGGAGCCAATGATTCATTGGTACAAGAATCAGTGGCAGGTTGAGCCTAGCCGCCCCTTAGCGCTTTATGAAGACCTCCCGGTCTTTGGACCGTCGCCGGCTGAATACCTCATCGTTGACGATGAAGTTATGGTTAGGCTGCTAACAGACCAGTTGCAGCCGCTTGGGACAGGCAGAGGAGGTCATTGTCGGCCGGCACCTTCAACACCAAAACCGCCAATGGTCCAGTCCGCTCCTGTCGACGAACTCGTCGGCCTTCCGCTCGACGCCATGCACAAGTGCCTCGTCGAGATCCGGCGGATCGAGCAGCTCAGTCTCTATCGGCTCGTCAAGCTGGCGTCGAAAGACGACAGCGGCGAGCGATGGGTCTTCCGTGCCCCTCTGATCGAGTAGGAGCCCATGCAAGCTTCCAGGCCCACTCCACGCCGCCGCAAGGCTCCAGTCCAGCCAGGGGCGCGCTACAAGCGTCTCCTGGCCTACCGGGACCGTGCCCTCCATCGCATCATGGCCGCCGAGAAGAGCCTTGCTGCCATCGACAAAGAGATTGCTCGCCTCGAACGACGCTTCAAGGACCAGACCGGCGAGTGGCAGAAAGAGCGCGCCGCGATCAAAGCTGGTCGCAACGCTGCCATCAAGCAACGCAAACAAGAACTCGCCGCTGTGAAAGCCTACGCCGCTCTGACTAAAGCCGACGGAGTTTATATCCTCTGCAATGATAGGGAAGTTCAAGCCGGCTGGCATTTAGGTATAAGCTCAGGAATCATCTATCTATTTGGGAAGGGGTGGTTCCGCGCAGAGTGGATTGGAATGGGAGGAAATGGATGGGGTCTTACTACTCCCTTCGGCCGACCCGACCTACTCAATAAGGAAGCAGCAGAATGACCCCCGACGAGCTGAAATCAATCATCATCTCTGACGCCGCACCATATTTAGACCAACACCTAAGCTTTACCGCTGCCCGAGTGCTGTCTGAAGTCCAACGTACTCTCACCATCAACTTAATGGCAGGCTTCGCTTGCCAGGTACTGATTAAGTACCTCGAAGGAGAGCTGAAGCATGACTGATCTCGCCGCTGACGGCGCCCGCCCTATCCGCACAGACTGGCGCGACTTCCCCACTGAATACATCCAGGCCCTCAACGCCGCCGGGGCCGACGGCTCCGTCAAGCTTGGCCCAATGAGCTGGAATGACGCTCGGTTCGCCCAGCGTGAGTTCTACCGCCTGATCGCAGTCCTCCGGCGTATGGCACCGTCGGACGAGGAGGCAGCCCGGCTCGACAGCATCGCCCGCCGCCTCCGTGTGAGCTGCCCTCGCTGCGAAGCTGACCTCACCCGACATTGGTTCGTGCTCCAGGCGAATCCGATTGTGCAAGGGATGGAAGGACGCTGACCGTGGCAACCCTCTCTAAAACGGCGGCTCAGTATCTTAAGAGCCGCTTTACTCAAACTCCTTCAGTCATCCTCAAGAGTGAGTTTGATTACACACAGAATATCTGGGGCCAGAATCCTTACATCAATGAGCTTATCGCCGCCGGTTTTGGTTGAGCCTTACGCTTGGAGATATAATTCTCTCGGAAACCCAACCTCGACAGCTCTACGTTTAACCCAGACTGGCCGTGCTTACCTCACCTTAATTGGAGGGCTGAACTCATGAAGACCATCCCCGCTGCCCGCCGTGCTTCTGTCCACATGGCACAGGCGCTTCCCGACAACCTTCCTCGTCGGCGCTACCGCTGGGAGCCTACCCTCTGGCGCCTGTGGATGACCCTCGCCACTCTCACCATCCTCAGCGCCGTCGTGGCTGTCATCATCATCAAGGTTCTGCGGTACGGCCTATGACCTGTCCCTTCGACCGTCGGCCCTGCTGTTATCCTCGATGCGCTCTTTGCCAGGAGGAAGCCCTGATGCTCTCAGAACTCAACTACCATAAAGCAAAATCTCCTGATGACCTTGTGATGCTCTGGTATAAGCAAAACGACGCAGTTCTTAGGGAAGCCGATCAAAAAGCATTCGACCGCCTAACGCCGGAGCTACGCACCTTAGTCAATGGGAGATGAGTGCTGGGAACTTGACGCTCTCGATCCCGCGGTGCTCCGAGACCTGATCCGCGACGCGGTATGGAAGATCAGGGACGACGCGAAGTGGGATGTAGCGCTAGCCGGTGAAGTCGAGGACCTCAGGTATCTCGACTCAATCATCGAGGAGTCAGGGATATGAGCAAGCCATCTGACGAAGAGATCACTCGTCGCTGGATGAGAGCGAGGAAGTATTATCACAAGGGATCTCTGGCCAGACGATTGGCAATGCTGGACGTTGAGGAACTGGAGGCGTCTGGGGTGACCGAGGAGGACATCGACCGGCTGTTTCCATTGACGCCCATCCAGGTGTGGCTGCGGGACAGTGCCGCTGATGCTCGGCGGCATCGAGGAGCTATGGAGCAGCAGCCATGGAAGTAGCTGTTAAGGAGCAGCTTACAGCGTGGGTAGCCTACTCGACCCGCTGAACTCTAACTCCCACACTCACTGTCCTTACATTAAACTTCCGCCCTGGCAGCTTCCCCTCCCAATATCTCTTTGAAGCATGAACTCCCCCTACCTGAACCTTCCCCTCCACTCTATATATATAGAAGACCTCCCCTACATCTAAGTCAGCAAACCTGTATTTAGCTCCTCGTCCTGGGCTTGCGATGATGGCCTCTTTCCGTATTTCTGATTGTGGATAATCGATATAAGTCCGGGCCATCATTTGATCCTCTGAATACGAATCACACAGGTCTCAGGTGTTCCGTCGGCTTTTGTCCGCGCCCCATATCCGGTCTCGTGCATTGAGATTAGGAACTCTACTCCGATTTGCTTTCGCCACCAGCGGTGGAACTTCTTGATCTCCTTCAATCTCTCCTCACTCTCCTCGTAGTTCACGTCAATGAAGGCGCTCTGGCCTACTTTCGCCTTGGCGAACTTCGATAGCGGATAAGGGGCAGCTCGATAGCTCTCGGGCCAGCAATTCGGCTCGCGGCTGTGCATGGCCCTGTCGTAGAGGTCGCCGAACAGGAGAGCATCGGCGGCGGCGTCGGCATCAAGATCGGACATAGGGCGGCTCCAGACAGAGCAGCTAAGGACGATATAGCCTATAAACCGCATAGCCGCTGTAGTCAAGATAGTCGCTGCACCAGACCATTGCCTAGATGTATCGCTGAATCGTGACCCTCCAGGTGCCTTCCCAATTTACGTGCAAAGGGTGGTAGAGGTGGATATAGGTGATTATAGTGTTATGTATGTATAGATATTTATATATATATATATAATTAATAACTCACACATCATGACTAACACTACTATCTCTCCACCCGCATAAAAACTGGAGGCCCCTGGAGGGTCTCGTTTCAGGCAGATATCTATGCGGCTGCCCAAATGAATTGACACCCCCTCCCGCGCTGCCTATCCTCCCGCCATGAGCCTCCAATCCATCAAAGACCCTCGCCGCCTCGCCGCCTACCGCCAGCGCCGCAATCTCCACGCCCGCCAACTTCGCCAAGGAGCCCTCTCAATGTCCCGCCGCTGGACCCAATTCGACCCTGCCTACCAGCAAGCCCTCCTGACCTTCAAAGAGACAGGCACCTTCAAGATCGGCCCCTTCCCCCTCAAAGCTGCCCGTGCCGCCCGCTCCAAGTTCTACGCCTTCCGCCAAGCCGTCTACGCCGGCGTCAAATCCGACGCTGACTACCACCCTGTCCTCCTCGACTTGATCGACACCCTTACAAAGGTCATGGTCAGCATCGAGCCGACGGGCGACCTTGACGGCCTCTATATGCTAGAACTCTGCCAAGACCCTTGGACGGCGGCGTCGCCGCCGTCGTCAAAGCCAGAAGAGGCTGCTGCAGATGACTGCGGCATATCAGACATTCCCGAAGCCGGCGAAGACTTCTTCAGAAAGGCTAAGCTTGTGCTCCCAGGCAACCGCCGATGACTGATACCGAGAAGCTCTCTGGCGCTCAGGCGCTCAAACGGCTGATTGCGATCCGCGCCCTCTTGCCTCCAGACACTCCTTCTATCTGCATCTATCGCCGCCAACGTGACCGCAAGATCGTCCATGTCAGCCTCCAGCTTGGCGATATGACGTGGTACTACCATCGAGGCACTCTCAGCGGCAGCCGGCTCCTCTTAGTCCCGACGGCCGAATATCGCGGCGCCTATAAGTGGATAGGTTTCTCGGTAGAGCTTCTGAGGCCAACGTTCTGCGGCGAGCCTTCATTCCACGGATGACGACTCAGCTCTACGACTCAAGCCCTCTTCTCGCTCATCTCATGAAAAAGCCTTGATAAGGCCGCCGGCTTCCTCTATATTGAGCCCGTCCGTTCGATCTAGGCGGATCGTCCAGGCATTCCTCCCCTAGACTTGGGCCGTCGCGGCTTCATCCTCGGCGGCCCCTTTTTCCTCAACTCGTGCTGGAGAACTTCAATGAGCGACGCCACCACCAACACCCAGACTGGCGGCAACGGAGCCGCCGCCTCCACCTCTCGCCAGAAGCGCAAGATCGCCACTTCTCGCTACGAGGGTCACGTCGGCCGGATCGAATTCAGCTCTGACCTCGGCGGCCATGTCGTCGAGATTGACGGGACTAAGATTCATCCGTCGATCAAAGACACTGTGACTGCCTACGGTGCCGTCAACATTATGCAGACCGCCTATAACACCAGTGACGATCCAGTGGGGGCGGCGCGGGCGATGGCGCGACGGCTCCAGAGTGGCGATTGGAAGCCGGGGCTGCCCCGGCGTGAGGCCGAGCCCGATGTGCTGATGCAGGCCCTCGCCCAGCATCTCCAGAAGCCGGTCGATTGGGTCGAGACGATTTGGCTGCCGGCCTACGGCAAGAAGCACGGTCTCGACACCGGCCCGGCTAAGCGCCAGCTTCGCGCCCATAAGACCATCGCCGGCGTCATCGCGGAGATCACCGCCAAGCGCGCCGCCGAGGCCGCTGCCGCCGCCAAGCGCGCCCCTGCCGAGTCGCTTGACCTCTCAGTCTAGCCTCGCTACGCTCTGTCCTGTGTGCTGACGACGACTCTCCCCGGCTGGTTGAGCCCTCTGCTCCCGCCGGGGATTTTTTCTGCCTCCCCCCACATTTCTGTCTTGCATCCTGCTAGACCGTGCTCTAGGCTCTCTGCCGATGACAACTGAACAGAGAGAGCCCAGCGCCGTCGGTCGACTGATCCTCGATGCCCTGCACCGCCACAGCCTCTCCAGGCCCGCCGTAGCAGCTGCTCTAGGCATCAATCGCCGGTTCATGTGGGAAATCATCTGGGGCTACCGTCCGGTCCCTGCTGCACGCCTACAGCGGCTTTCTGAGGCCCTCCAGCTTACTAGGGAAGAGCAGGATGCCCTCAACGCCGCCCACATCTCCGACCGCCTCCACCGATCAGGCCGATTCCGGGCTTCGCCCGGAAAGCTACTGCCTCCCCATTCAGAATCGCAGGGTAAGCCGGCACCACTACAAGGACGCTTGTAGGAACCCCTGCGAAGCGCTAGGTCGCCCCTTGAGGACGTTAAAGCGCCTAGCTGCGAGTGAGGGCCAGCACTCTGATTCAGTGCTGGCCCCATTTGCCGGAGCTGTCCGATGAAGCTGAATTCAATCGAGGTAGCAGGCAGGATCCGCGACCTCCTGCTTAACCAGGACCGCCGCTACCTCACCAGCGACCAGCTCACCCAAGACTTACGGTTGAGGGTTCTCGAAGGCGAAGAGATCGACGCCGAGGAGATGCTCCTCATCGTCAACGACATCCGCCGAGACCGCCGTGCCGCCGCCCGAACACCAGCAGCCACTCCTGTCCGGCGAAGCCGGACTGAAGCTCGCCCGGTCACGACTGAAGACCTTCGCGCGATCTTAGACCAGGACGACCTGTGATGATGCCCTGTTGTCACCCTAAAGGTCATCGCTGGCTCACCATAGCGCAGTTCTTTAGAAGCAGCAGGGTCGATCAAGTCTGCACCCGTTGTCATATATTCAGCAGCTATTGTGACGGCCATAGGTGGGCTCTCCTGCCGGCCTCTGTTGGCGGAGCAAAGCGACGGGGGTGGAACCACCGTCGGGGAAGCAGCCAGTGACCGAAACCTCTGTTCTTCCTGACTTCCCCGAAGTCTGGGATTCTAGTATGAGGAGCGCCTTCGTAGCTTGCCCTCGTCAGTGGTTCTTCGGCACCCTGCTCAGCCTCCGTAAGTCTTCTACCTCCATCCATCTTCATTTTGGAGGGGCTATTGCTCGCGGTCTTGAAGTGACCCGCAAAGCCTTCTGGCAGGATGGACTCACCGAAGTTCAGTCTGTCGCCGCCGGCCTCCACGCCGTAATTACGGCGTGGGGCGACTGGGAGCCGCCAGAAGAAATCCTGAATTCTAGAGCGAGCGTCAAGACGCTCGACGCTGCCCTCGACGCTCTTTACAGCTACTTCGAGAACTTCCCCCTAAGCTCCGACCAACTCAGTCCTCTCATAATCGACGGCGAGCCGATGGTTGAGAAGACCTTCGCCCTACCTGTCCCCGACACTAAGCATCCTGTCACTGGACAGCCGATCATCTACGCCGGCCGCTTCGACATGCTGGCTTCATTTAATGATGCTATCTTCGTCGTAGACGAGAAGACCACGATGGCACTAGGAGCGACTTGGCGCAGTAACTGGCCTCTTCGTGGACAGCTGACAGGATATTGCTGGGGCGGACGTAGCTTCGGCCTCAACGTGACCGGCTGTGTCATCCGGGGCATCGGAGTGCTGAAAGGCTCAATCCAATTCGAGCAAGCCATCCTCACCCGTCCTGACTGGCTTGTCGACAACTGGCTCGCCCAGCTCGCTAAGGACATCAATCGGGCCACTGATATGTGGCTAGAAGCCAGAGACAGGTTCGCCGCCGAGCCTTACAAAGCCTTCGATCAAGCCTTTGACCAAGCCTGTTCTGCCTATGGAGGCTGTGGCTTCACCGGACTCTGTGAGAGTGAGCATCCTGAGAATTGGTATGATAGCTTCCAGGTAGTTAGATGGGACCCTCTCCGGCGGGAGGTGGACGCATGAGTGAGATCGTGCTGTCAGAGGAAGCTGTATGGTGTCTTCGTCGATACTGCCTCGACCGAGAGACGGGGCAACTGACCAGCAATTTCTCGCCCCGTTTCTCGCGCCGGGAGGCTTGATCGGTGGTCAATCATCCCAACCGCAGCAAGCGGTGGACCCGCGACGGCGATTTGCACGTCATGACCGGGACGCTCGGCAGATACGAAATCACCGAATGGGTTCTGCGCAACGGCAGCAATTTCGTCGTCGTAATTGATAAATCGTTCGGCAAAGGCGACGGCTTTAACCACAAGACCGTTGGCGAGTATAGCAGCCTTGATGATGCCAAGCTGGCCGCTGTTGCTCGGGATCAGCGGAAGTGCCGCCGCACCGACCTACGACGGCCTCTATTCGGGCAGTTGGCAGCACGCTAACTGTAGTTCTCATGGGTGAAAACCGGATAAGCATGCTAGTGACCTCGACGATCTTATCAAAGAACAACAGGAGAGAGTGCTGTGACTCTTGCTGCCATCGAATCCTTGCCTTTAGTCCTCTCTCGGACGAACACGCTCCTGATGGGGCCAGTCGCGACAGGCAAGACGACTGCCCTCCGCACCTTGCTGAAGTCCTATCCTGACCCAGTGGGGTCAGGCCGCCTCCTCAAAGGCGTTGGCCGCACCGTCCTCGTCGTCAGCCTAGAGCCCGGCTTCGAGGATAGCCTTGGCGACTGCACCTGTGAGCAGGGCCTTCATGTCCACTACATCGCTCCGCTCGATGTAGATTGGGACACCCTCATCGACCAAGCCGAGCGTGTCCAGCTAGCCACAGACATCCAGAAGATCACCGACCCGAACAAGCGAGATTATACTCAGTTCCTAGACACCTACAATTGTCTGGCGAACTTCAAGTGTGACCGTTGCGGAGAAGTATTCGGCCCGGTGGACAAGCTTGATGAAAGCTTTGCTGTCGCAGTCGACGGGCTCACTGGGCTCACTCGGGCTGCAATGCAATTCAGCTTCGGCCTCAAGCCTTGCAAGACTTGGCCCGAATACGACGCAGTAGGGCAACTGATTGAAAACATGCTGAGGAAGTGCATCAGCATCCGAGCGAGCTTCGTCCTGATCGCCCATATCGACCGGGAGCCTGACCCACTCGGTGGCCTCAAGCTCACTATGCACACCGTCGGGAATAAACTCGCCCCCCGTCTCACTAAAGACCTCTTCAGCGAGATTGTCTACACCCGCCGGGACGACCGAAATCGGTTCTGGTGGAGCACCGTCGAGAACAACATGGACCTCAAAGCGAGGAAGCTGCCCTTCAGTGAGGCGATTGAGCCAAGCTTCGAGCAAATCCTTGGTAGCGGCCCCTGACGGCAACCGCTGCTTTCTGTCTGCCGTCATTCACATACTAGGAGTCCTCAACAATGCAATCAGCAACCTCAGCCTTTGACCCGTCGGCCCTCCTCGAAACTGAGACCGACGGCGACTTCAACACCCGCCTCATCCCGATCCCAGAGGGGGAGTTCTCCGCCCACATCAAGGAGGGCGGCATCAGCATGAGAGGGGGCATCGACAAGAACGGCAATCGTTGGACTGCCGCCGACGTGCTCTTCGTGATCGACGACGAGAACGTCAAAGCGTCGACCTCCCTCAAGGAGCCGGTCGCCAAGCTCGGGCTCTTCCTGGAGACCGACGCCAGCGGCCAGCGCCTGCTGACGAAGGACGACAACCCGAATGCAAATGTGAAGCTCGGCAAGCTGAAGGAGGCCGTCGGCATCAAGCCGGGCCGGAAGTTCAGCCTGCGCCACCTCGAAGGTCTGTCTTGCTTCGTTCGCATCAAGCAGCGCACTGACCCGAACGACATCGAGACGATCTACAGCGACGTGGTTGCTGTAAGCGCTCGACCGACCACCGCCGGAAGCCGGCGGGCCGCCTAGCCGGGGCGCTTCCCCCCTGCGATCTCGGCCAGCAGCAAAGAGGGCAGAGCATTCGGAGCCGTCACCGACGGGCGGCTCCCCCACTGTAGCTTAGCTTTGCGCAAGGTCTCGGCAGCCCCTCTTGCTGAACTTCAAGTGAACATTTCTAGGGAAGATGCGTCTCATGGACTCACCTAAAATGAGCAGATACTATTATGAGACTGCTGAGGAACGCCAGACTAGACTAGAGCCGCCTCCTAGAGGAGCTTTCGTCAGTGATGATTTTGATCCTCCGCCATTTCCATTCTTCACCCATCGCACGCTCGCTGAAGCTTGGCGGAGTAAATTCTACGACTTGAAATGGAGACGATCCCAGTGAACGAACAGGTCAGAGCCCACCTTGGGAAAATCAAGCTCCAGCTCGTCAAATGGTTGGCTTCGGCTGACCTTCCGACGGCGGCTGAAGTCGAGACCACTCAGCGTGACCTCAACCTCCTGCTCTACATCATCCGGGGCAACCAGGGCTGGGCGCCGTCGGCTTCGCCTGTGATCGGCTCTCCTATCTGCTCAGAGCCCGGCTGCAAAGCTGGCTGGCGAGAGGGTCTCATCAACTATGCTCAGCCTGAGAACGATCCGGTCTGGTATTGCATCAAGCATGGCAGGCTGCCCACTGTCGCTACGATGAACGACAAAGGCGAGTTGCAGAGTGGAGGCGGGCACAGGCCACCGGGCTCCCCTCCCGAGCTGAAGTCGCTCCACGCCCGAGCCGTCGAGATGGTAGGCCGCTGGACCGCCTTCGAGAAGACCCTCGCCGACCGCCTCAAGGCTGAGGGCGAGAACCACCACTTCGACTGGAGGGAGCAGTGACAGGGGCAGACATCAACGGCATCCCTTTGGGGCGCCCCTTGGTCGGTAGTTTGTATGCGCTACCGTTGGCCGCGTGCTGAAAGGCCGACTAGCCCATTACTGTATGGATTGGGACGGCCTACCAATAGAGGAAGGTGACGAAGAGATGCAGCATTGCACCTGTGAATTTGACCCACAATCATTCGGGAATTGGAGCGCTTAGGTGAGACTGATTCAGTCCGGCTCTCCTTCAGCCCGAGTCATGCTTATAGGCGAGGCCCCCGGCGCTGATGAAGATCGCATCGGAAAGCCTTTCGTCGGTATGTCTGGGCATGAACTGGACAGCGAGCTTCAAGCTGCCGGCTGGAACCGGGCCGACCTATTCTTGACCAACGTAGTGCATCAACGTCCGCCAGGGAATGAAATTGATGCTTTCTTTGCAAAGAAGTCTATGGCTAAGAAGGCCCCTGTTCTCGATGGCACTCCAGCTGACCAACTACTCACCGCTGCTGGAATGGCTAATCTTGGCGTTGATAGTCCTGTCTCTCTCGGCGGGCGCTATCCTCGCCCTCCAGTGGTGCAGGGGTTAGTTCAGCTTCAACATGACATCGACCGCCTCCAGCCCACCCTCATCATTGCTCTAGGCAACACCGCCCTCTGGGCTCTGACCGGCCTCACTGGCATACTGAAGTGGCGGGGCTCAATCCTACCCGCCAGCGGCGGGCCAGTCGACGGCCACAACATCAAGCTCATCCCTACCCTCCACCCCGCTGCCGTCCTCCGAGAATACGTCTTCCGGGCCATCGTCATCCAAGACCTCCGCCGGGCGAAGCGAGAGAGTGCCTACCCCGAGATCAGGCGCCCAGCATGGAACTTCACCATCCCAACGACAGTGAAACAAGTCGAAACATGGCTTGAAGATCATGTCTGGCAGCAGGCGAACGAAGTGAGCCCATCGAATCGTTCTTTAGTCGCAGATGTGGAGAACTTCTATGAAACCGATCGAGTCCACAACGGTCGAGTTATCTGCCTTGGGTTTGCAGCCTCGCATCATCAAGCGATGTGTATCCCATTTGTTCGGAGAACCGGAGACAATCCACATTATTGGAAATCTGCGGATGACGAAACAGCAGTTTTGGCTTTTTGCCGCCGTGCTCTTACTGAGCGCCCCATTATCTTTCATAATGGGTTACATGATTGCCAAATTATAGCGAAGAACTGGGGCTTCCTGCCAAGATTCGAGCATGACACTATAGTCAAGCAGCATGTCGCTTTCCCTGGAATGCTCGGCGGCAAACTTGATCCAGTGACCGGCCACGCCAGCAAGAAGGGCTCCTCTCTGAGTCTAGCCTTCTGCTCCAGCATGTATTGCCTCTACCACCGCTATTGGAAGGACGACGGCAAAGGTTGGGACTCTTCAATCAACGACGAAGCAACTTATTTTTCCTACAATATGGAGGATTGTGTTCGCACTTACGAAGTCAGCGACGAGCTTGACATTATTCTGAAGAGCCAGAAGCTCTGGGACCAATATCTCTTCGAGATGGAGCTGTTCGAGCCGGTCTTCAGCATGATGTTTCGAGGTGTGAACCATGACACAGCCCTACGGGCTGAATTTGCTAAGCAGCTTCGAGCAGATGCTAAGCATCTGCAAGCCTGGATCAACACCGCCGTCGGGCATGACTTGAATGTGAAGTCCTTCCCTCAAATGCGAGACCTTTTCTACAAAGACTTCCAGCTCCCGCCGGTCCTTCACCGGAAGAGCCACTCACCAACTCTGGACGATAAAGCTCTTGACACGCTTCTGAAGAGGAAGCCTGTCCTCCGCCCTCTGATAGAGCGCATCCAGGCTCTCCGCTCTATTGACACCTTTGAGGAGAACTATGTTGACTCTCTTCTCTCTCGCGACGGCCGGATGCGGTATGCTTTTGGGGTGGCCGGAATTGAGACCTTCCGATTCAACTCGAATTCAACCGCCTTTGCTGAAGGCCGCTCCATGCAAAACATTCCCAGGGACCCAGACTGAAGCTGAGCTGGAGTCGAGCGAAGCGAGACCGACGGGCTCTGAAGCCAGCCCAGCCGTCCCTGATCCCTCCGACCCACATGAACGGAAGGATTGCCTCCACTGCTCCATCAACGAGCTGCTTCAGCTCTCCGGCCGAGAAGCGCACGAAGAGCTGGTCGACCTCCTACAGTGCGCCGGCGAACGTCTCGCCGTCATGACACTCCAGGGCGCCGACAAGCATGACATCCTTGGCCAATCCGTCAGTGCCCTCGACCATGCTGTGAGTTATACAGTCATGAGACATGCGAAGAGGCATGGAGGAAGCTGATGCCTCCAATCCCTGAACTCCCCGCTATCCGTCGGCTCTACCGGCCCGACGAGAACTTCGTTCTCGTAGATGCTGACTTCGAGCGGGCCGATGCCCAATTCGTTGCCTGGGAGAGCGATGAGCCTGAGCTGAAGCAGATATTCCAATCTGGCCTCGACATCTACACCGACGAGGCCAAATGGCTCTATCAAGTCGATCAGATCAAGCCTGACCAACGTCAACGGCTCAAGTCAGTCGTCCACGCCGCCGACTATGCTGCCAAAGCCCGAACCCTTGCTTCGACCGCCGGCTGCACCGTCGCTCGAATGGAGCAATGGCTCGACGAACGTTGGATCGGCCGCCACCGTGGCCTAGGCCGCTGGCACAACCGAATCAAGCACCAGCTCCAGCTTAGCCGCACCGTCTACAATCCGTGGGGCTTCCGACGATTTTACTTCGACCGGCTTGACAACATCTTGCCTCAAGCGCTAGCTTGGATCGCGCAGAGCGGCGTCGCCATCACAATCAACAAGGCCATGCTTCGGATATACAGAGAGCTTCCAGAAGCCCAGCTCCTCCTCCAAATTCACGACAGCCTCCTTATGCAAGTGCCCGCCGATCTCTGTCCTGCAATCTTCCCCGTCATAATGGAAAAGATGCGGATCGTCGTACCTTATAAAGACCCGCTCATCATTCCGGTGAGCCTCAAATACAGTAGAACGAGCTGGGGGGAAATGCAGAAATGGAGTCCTGGAGAGGAAATGAAAGATGCCGCGTGAGCTGACTGATATCACAGGCGAGCTAGTCCCGCCCTTCGAGACCGCCGCTGCCTATCGCTTCTACGACGGTGCCAAGACCGTCTGGCTGCCAAAGAGCCAAGTCGAATGGGATGAATATACTTCCACGATGACGATGCCGCTGTGGCTGGCACAGGAAAAGGAATTGATTTGATGGATTCATTTGAAGTTTATGAGAAGCTTGAACGACTCCATCGAGATGTTTCAATAGTCACAAGTTATCATGATAGATATGTAGGGATAATCCTTCAGGGCATCCTGAACGTCCTTGCCGCCCTCAACCAACGCATAGCCCATTGTCCTCTCTGCTCTCTCCGAAACAGCCTGCCGTTAGAGGTTAATGATGCCAAAGATTGAGCCCACAGAGGAACAATCTGAGGCGATAGAGGCGATCAAGGAGTGGTTCAAGCACTTTGCGCCCAATTGTATCACAGTTACAGCTGGAAAGGTTGCTGTAGATGGACAGGAATTTCTGCTCGACGGCGGCGCCGGGACCGGCAAGACCACTATTGCCGCTCTTGCAGCTGAAGCTGTCAGCGCCAAGCATGTCGTCTATGGAGCCTACACCGCTAAAGCTGCCCGAGTTATGCAGTCGAAGGGAATGGAGGGAGCCTCTACACTGCACTCCCTAATCTATCGGGCGCAGACCGACAAGAACGGCCGGCTCGTCGGCTGGACCCGAGATGGCGTGAACAGCCCCTGCACGAAGGCTGACTTGATCGTTGTCGACGAGGTGAGCATGGTCAGCGACGACCTTGCCGACGACCTCCGCAGCTTCGAGAAGCCGATCCTAGTGCTGGGAGATGTGGGAGGGCAGCTGCCGCCGATTGAGGGCACTGGGGCGTTCGCCCGACAGCGGCCCGACTTCACCCTCAGAGAGGTTCACAGGACGGTCGCTGGGAGCCCAATCCTGCGCCTTGCATGGCAAGCCCGCCGAGCCGGCCGCCTTACCCCAGGCGGCCCTCCAGAAGCCCGCGTCGCCCCTCTGAACGCCGACGCATGGCCCATCATCCTCAATCGCGACTTCCAGGTCATCTGCGGCAAGAACACTACCCGCCGCACCGTCACGCGCAGGGCGCGTGAAGCCTTCGGCTTCAGCGGCCCTCTGCCCTGCCCCGGCGAGCCCCTCCTCTGTTGCCGAAACAACTACGACCAGGGCCTCATCAACGGCGACATTGCCGTCCTGTGGCGCATCACAGAAAACGCCCCTGACGACGACTACTTCACCGCCGACCTTCTCATAGAAGGTGAGACTAGAACTGGAGTTAGAATCAGCAAAGGCTATTTTATCTCTGAGACCATCACTAGGACCCATACTGATAATGTTTACAGAGGTAGGGAAGCTCTCTTCGACTATGCTTATGCAATAACAGCTCATAAAGCGCAGGGCAGTGAATGGGCTAATGTTGTTGTGATCGACGACCAGTTCGCTCAATGGGACAAAGACCTTCGCCGACGGTGGCTCTATACCGCCATCACTCGGGCTCGTGAGAGCGTGACAGTCTTTCAAACAGGATGACAAATCAATGGACGCACACCACATCTGCAAGACCGCTTCTGAACTCGTCGGCAGCGACCGCCAAGTCACGCATGGCGACAAGACGATCAACTTCCAGAACACGGCTGAAATTTGGAACGCGATCCTGAATGCAAAAGCACGCAAATTTAATCAAGCTCCAGTGTTGTTTCTAGATGCGCTCGATGTCGCCAACATGCTCGAAGCTTTCAAGATCGCCCGCCGTTATAGCGGCTCCCACAACCTGGATGACTACATCGACGGGGCTGGATATGCAGGATGCGCCGGAGAAGTCGCAGAGCGAATGGCAGAAGTATCGCGCAGAGCAGGAGAGAAAGCGTCGGCTAGACCCGACGGTCAGAGCATCGGAGTCACAGGCTCAACACAGAAGACGGACTTCACCAGTCTACCCCGCTCTTAATGCAGCCTACATGCGTCGCTATCGGAGACGACGTGCCTCTACAGGAGTAAATATAGAGATTGGCCTTGGGCTTCTTCAGTCGACGAGAAGCTCCTGAAGTCAATGAAAGCGCTCCGGGGTTACTGATGGCTCGGTGGTATTCTGACTGGATCGAAGCCTACGTTGCTCTGTTCGACGGCCGGACAGAAGCGCCCACTCGTCTACATCGTTGGACGGCAGTCTCAGTCTTAGCGGGCGCCCTGACCCGTCGGGTCTGGATCGACGAGATCACCTTCCGTTTCTACTCCAACTTCTACATCGTCTTCGTCGCTCCTCCTGGAATTTCCACCAAGTCCACTGCAATCACCCTCGGCATCAACCTCCTCCGAGAGCTTGACCATATCTATCTCGCCGCTGACAACACCACCTACCCGGCTTTCGTCCGGGATCTTGCTCGTCGGTCGACTGACCTTAAGGAGACCGTCGAGGAGGACAGCCGGGACGACCTCTGGATTAGGCAATGTGCGATCACGGCGGCGCTGAGTGAATTAGGTACTTTCTTCAAGGTCGAGGATGAGGATATGGTCAATGGTCTCACTGACTTGTGGGACTGCCGCCCGATCATGGTCAAGGACACGAAGACCTCCGGGACAGATATAGTAGAGCACCCCTTCGTCAATCTCATCGCTGGGACGACGCCGGATTGGGTCCGAGATAAGCTCAAGGCGCAGATCGGTGGGTGGGGCCTTAGCTCTCGGATCATCTTTGTCTACACCGACAAAAAAGCCCGCCGGGTCGCTCGGCCATCGAAGCTCTGGGCCGCCGGCGAGTTCGATTCCTCCACCCGCAAGCTTGTGGAAGACCTTCGGCAAATAGCTGAATTGAGTGGGCCATTCAGCTTCTCGCCGGCCGCCGACACCTTTGCTGACTCCTGGTATGAACAGGTCTCTCAGCAGACTGAAGCCCATGCCGCCCGAGAAGAGCCCGATCCCTGGATCGGATACTTCCTCGCTAGGAAGCAAGCTCATGTCCACAAGCTCGCCATGATCTTGAGCGTGGCCCGAAGTGATAGCCTTGTGATCGAAGAAGTCGATCTCCGCGACGCAGTCGCGTGGGTCGAAGAAGCGGAAGCTGAGATACCGCAAATCTTCGCTCTTAGGCTTTCCCCTTCACCGTTGGCCCGAGTGGAGCGAGACTTGATCGCCCGAGTCGTGTCTGATCTCAGCTCAGCTCCCGGCTTCGCCCTGCCCCGACTCGACATCTTCACCCGAATGAATCGCTTCGTCGACAGCTCAACTGCTACCAGAATGCTTGATAATGCCGTCGGGCGGGGCGCCTTCAAACAAGAAGTCCGCCAGCGGGTGATCTACCTGAAGCTTCCAATGATGGCAGGAGATGAGTGAATGCTGATAGACGAACAAACTCGGGTCCAGCTTCTGCTGAGAGAGCCGAGCCCTGACTTTATTGAAGAGGTCAGGTTCGCTACAACCGTTGATGGCTTCCCGATCACGACAGAAGAGGCTAAAGCTGTCCTCGTGATTGTCGCAGATCGTCTACAAGCCGTCAATGAAGGGCTCCCATATGAACAGCAATGACGAGTGGTATTATCCAAGATGGGGAAATGGACGGTGGCGTGTACGCCGTCGGTCTGCTATGAAGAAGGATGAACAGCAGCGACCGGATTGCCCTGATTCTGAAGCGGTCGGACCTCGCCCGGTTGTTCCCGGAGCGGCTGCGCCGCTTGATGCCTCCACTCTCCCCACCAAAGGATGACAAGAATGCCAGCCAGCAGCAGCCGTCCTGATGACGACCTCGACCTTGACCTAAAGCCTGGGCCACTAGTGCAATTGCCTGTGGCTCATACCGTCAATGACGACGCGGTGCGGCTGTGGATGATCGACCAGACCTTTCAGCACCTTACTCGGCAGACCGGGATGCTCGGCCTTGGCGCCAACGCTGTGAGCCAATCTCTTCGAGCCGAGAGGGAAGAGATCGTCGAGCGCCTGAAAGCCCTCGGCCCGCAGTTCGATGAAGAACCCGCTCGCCGGCGGGCTTAAGTTGCACATTGCCAAACTAAGATCAGCGGGCAGTCTCGACGGTCGGCCGGTGCTGAACACCCCTGCAAGGTCGCCAGCCCTAAGAAAGCTAAGACACCCCACCTTAGTCCAATCCCTGCGGTCATATGCTCCTCCGCCGTCGTCAGGTCGAGACTTGTTCGCCCAAAGGACGACAAATCTATGGGCTTATTGGCTCAAATACTCCGTCACAAGGAGGAAGCCCTTTGCGCCAGCACCTCCAGCAGCAGTGCTAGCGCTACCGCTCACTATGCCGCCGTTGCCCCCTGCGCCGAACGCCCCAGCCGCAGCTGCACTTCCATCCTGCGCTCCTCCTGCGACACCTGTACCAGCAACAGTTGCCCCACCCCAAAGCGTGCTCCCGCCTTGCGCCTGCGGGATCGTAATAGTGGTAATTGCTGCACCTAGGCCGCTTCGCCCGGATTGGCCGGTTCCTGTCACATCTCCCGTTCCAGCAATCCCTCCTGCGCCACCAGCCCCAGCAGAATTGGCTGCTGCTCCACCGCCTGCGGCTCCACCTTTACAGACTAGCAGCGTCCCAAGGCTCACATCTCCTCCAGCGGTCCCAGCATTATTCCCTGTCGCCGCACCGGCCGATGCGGTCGGGATGGTGATAGCCTGACTCGCTCCTATTTGCGCAGCGGTCAACCGAACCTTCGAATAGGAACCAGCCCCGCCGCCCCCGCCGCCACTGCCTCCAGTCGCCGACCCTGCGGACCCACCACCACCGCCGCCGCCGCCAACGCACTCGCCTATAGCATAAAGAATGCCTGTAGCTGGCGTATAAGTACCCGTAGCCGTAAAGGTTTGGTGGCTAACTTTAGCAACTGGCGTAGTGACAAGCATTGCGTTTGGGAGGGTGCCGGCACCTGCTGCCGTGCCGGTAATAGTCGGCGATGCAATGCTCGGCGAAGTAGCCCGGACATACCCACTACCTGCCGTTCCAGTTGGAGCGGTGCCATTGTCGTAAATTGCACCTTGGCTGTTGAGTGTTCCTACGCCTTTCGCAGCACCTGTTGGAGCGCCGAACTGCACGCCACCATTGAAGATGGCTTGCGATGCACCACCACCATAAACGATTACTGCATTTGCGCCAGACATCACATAGAGAGTGTTGTCCGACACATCACCACCTACGATGCCAATGATGTTGGCGAATGTGCAATCGTTGTTAAGTGCAAAGCAATTATAGGTACTTCCCGGCCAGCCTGATTGTTTCGCGACTGCGATCTTTGAAGCGCCAGAGTTAAGAGAGAATGACGTAGCAAATGTAGGCGAAGTATCTACAACAAATTTCGTTCCTGTGCCTGTCTGCGATGCAATCGCTGTTGCGTTGCCGCTCGATGTAATAGGACCAGTCAGATTTGCATTTGTCGTCACATTCCCAGCAGTAAGTCCTGCTGCCGTTCCAGTCGCATTTGTCGCGACTAAAGTAGATGGTGTGCCGAGGTTGGGAGTTACTAAGACGGGTGAAGTCGCCCGGACATAGCCGGTGCCAGCTGTTCCTGTCGGCGCGGTGCCGTTATCTTGAAGATCACTGGCAAGATTCAATTTACCTACGCCAGGGTCACCACCAGTCGGTACACCGATCTGAACACCGAGCCTCACTCGTAAGCGCTGAGTACTGCTTGTACAAGCCGTTAACGACCCGACTGCATCAAGATACCAACCAGTATTAGCGTCGGATGAATAGGTATAAGTTGGCACTCCGCAGGCACCATTCGGCAGAATAAGCTGGTTAGATGACAGAGCTGGTGTACTATTGAGGGTGTTCCCAAATACGACTGTTGATGAGCCGCTAAGGTTAAGTGCTCCCCCAGTGACAAAGTTTCCGCCGAGTGTGATTGTAGAGGTGCCGTTGTTGATGCCGGTGCCGCCATTGCCTGGAGCAACAACACCGACGATTGAAGCAGCCGTCGGTGGCCCACTCACTACTTGTGCCTTCACGCAAGTAAGTGGCAGCAGCATCACAACGGCGACTCTCACTAGGAGCTGAAACATCGGCGCCTCCTTCTGAATGTGCTCTCTTCGCCATAGGCGAAGACTGATAGCCCTACTTCGGCCTTCGCCTATACGGTTTCGGGTCGAAGTAAGTCGCTAAGGCATACTAAGGCCGTTCCGTCATGGCCCAGTGGCTCCCTTCGATGCCCGCTTCCAGCTTCTTCCCCAAGGCCGGATAGCTCGATGAGACAGACTACCGTCCTCATATCGAGCCATCTTTGACTGCCACGTTCCATCTTTGAGGAACATGATATAACCGCCGGGCCGAAGTGCCGGGCACGGTGCAGTCAGCAGCGACCTGAAATCGAACGGCCTCAGTGCGCTAGGCTCGTAGTAAGTCGGCAGGACGAAGTTGCTGACGAGGACGCCGTTCTTGATGTAGCCATCCCCATCGGCTTCGACGGCGTCGCACACCTCTACGATATAAGCGGCGCCGTCGATTGTTGGCCCCATCCTTGTCGTCTGAGGGTCAGCCAGCATCTCCAACAGCTCATGGCTGATCGTGACGCTAATTGACGCACCGTAGCGGAGGTCCTCTTCGACGAAGATTTTCGCCTCTGGAGTGCCGGTATCGTCTTCATGGTAGCCGAGGGCGCCGGCGTCATCGCTGTTGTTGAGGAGCCAGCACTTCCAGTGCGTTGGGTCAGGCTGCTGCCGACGGCCGACAAAGTGGAGGACAATGCTCTCCTCGCCAAGGCCCCACGCCGGCGCAAAGTCCTCGGTGATCTGAGCCTGAAGTCCTGCCAGGATGCTCTGGAATCGAGCGTCCCGGATTCGAGCTGTGCGATTGATGAGGGCGATGTTAATCATTTTCAGTTGCTTTCGCTGTTCACGTCGTGTACTGTCTCGTGATGCAAGAGGAATGGCGCAGCATACCAAATTGGCCCTATGAAGTCAGCAATCACGGGCATGGCATCGTTGCTCGTGTCACCGCTGAGCGCTTCGGCGTTCACGTTGGAACAATTCACGCCATCGTTCAAGGTAGAACTAGGCTCCTATTGGAGCACCCGCTAGAACCAGAACCGATGGAAGAGCTGTGATAATTCCAGCTGTGCTGTTAATAGCTTGGTTAGTATCGTGGATTTTAGCGATGCAGGCTGCTTCCAGCGTCTTCACGGCCCAGTTGAACTGCGCGCTTCCAGGCTGATAGAGCGAGGCGATCTCGGCTACGCTGAAGGCGCCGACGGTCTTGCCGGCGGTGACAGCGGCGACCTTCTGGATCGCGGCGGCCACGGTAGCTGCGCCGTCGGCACAAGTCGCGCCATCGGTGTCTGGCGGCGTCGCAGCCAAGGCAATCGCTTTCTGCTGAGCCAAGTCCGCCACCAGAGTATTGCCGAGCTGGGTCAAGACCGTCGTGATCCGGCTCGACTCAGACTGACCGACGCCGCCGCATCCTTGTAGCAGCAATAAGACCAGCCCGGCCCCGACGATAAACTTCTTCATAATTCTATCCTCCGTAGATCAGTTGCCAAAGAAACCAGGGCCAAATCAGAGTGCGGCCTGGACCGTAGATGAAGAGGCTGACAACAGCAACAGTAATGACAACAGTGGTCAGCTTGTTGAGGGCCTCTTGCATTATAAGGTGGCCCGCCATGCCTGGAGGGCAGCGGTGGTCTGAGGGCCGAAGTCGCCGTCGATTGCGCCATGATAGAGGCCCAGTGTCTGGAGGGCGGTTTGAAGCTCTCGGATGGCGGTGGGGATGGCGGCGTCGACAGGGGGCGGCGTCGATGGGGTGGCTGGGTCGAGGGCGGCCATTGCCTGCCGGGCGTAGGTAAGCCGGTCGAGGTAGCCAGGGAGATGGCCTGGAGAGGTGCCGGCGGGCGCCTCATCATAAATCCCGAAGGCCAGCACGGCCTGCTCCAACGTCGTCGCGGCCCGGAGCCGGGTGACGACGAAGGCGAAGCTGCCTTGCAGCTCCACCAGGATGAAGCCGTAGTTCGCCTGATCCCCTGAGAGATCGAAGCCCTTGGCGGCTGCCCACGCCTCCATTGCGCGCCGCCGAGGTCCTGTCGCCTGCTCCCACCCCCACCCACCTTTCCCTGAGATCGGGTGCTGCTCCTGCATAATCTTGAGCCCACCGCTCTCGAATCCCAGATTCCCAACAATCCCACCTCCCCTGAACGTTGCCCCAAGCTGGAGGTCTTCCGTAAACCGCTGTACCAGCCACGCCCCCCGTACAGCAAAGCTGTGTGAAGCATCCGGCATATCAAACGGCCTGTCGCTCATGTCACCACCGCCTTATCCGCAATATTCCCCGGCTCTTTAATCCGGCTCTTATCTAACAGAATTCGGCCGCTCCCGCTACATTTCTCACAGAGGTCGAACATCTTCAGGTCCGACGGGTCAGGCTCTCCATTGGCCATCTTCCGCTTAACATGGAGGATGATGCCCTCTCCAATGCAAGCCTGACAGTGCTCTTTGAGCGGCTCGGCCATCAATTCAGCCGGACTGAGAGATGCTCAATCGCGTAGACTATGACTCCAGCCATCGCTGTCACCACAGCTCCAGCAAAGGCTCCCACCTTCACTATCGCCTTCCACCCACCTTCTACTCTTGCCTTCACCAAGAGGAGTTCTTCGACTGTCGTAGTGAGCTTAGCGATCTGAGAGTTCGTAGTGCTTTGAGCTGAGATTAGAGTGCCGAGGTTCGCCGCGCAGAGCTTCTCGGCAGCGACGAACTCCTGCATCCGATTATTGATCTCATGGTGAGTGGCTCGGATGACAACGGAATCCTCCTTGAGCCCATCGACCTTCGTCTCAACAACAGCAAGCCTCTCCGCTAGCGCCACCACCGTCCGTCCATTTGGACGGACTTGAACCTCATTGTCTTCATCCGGCATCGACACTGCTAGGCACCTCCATGACACTGATAAGCCACCAGTGCATTATTCGGCATCGCAATATTTGAGGCGGCGGTGGCTGAGGTGTTCGAGCTTGCGCTCGTGCTGAGATAAGTCCCTGGTTGGTTTGTCTGCCAGAAGCATGTAGCTGCCGCATGAAAAGTGACGGAGAAGCTGACCTGAACAGATGAGTGTGAGCCGGAGAGCTGAATTGTCCCAGCTGAATTCGTAGACCCTGATAGCAGAGTGCCATTAGTGGCGCTCGTCGGCGTCTGATAGTTGAACTGCTGTGTCCCGCCGACGCCCTTGAACTCCTGGATGACATTCCCGTTGTAGGAATAGGTGTTCACGCCGCCGCTGACATCATTGAACAACGTCGTGATGGTGCCACGGCCGGTCATCGCGATAGTGTTGCCGGTGGCGCCAGCGCCGAGCGTGACTCCATTTGTGATTGTGGTAGCGCCGGCGGCGCAGTCGAGCTGGACCTTGTTATTAGTTGCGCTACTTTGTAGAGTGAGACAAGTCCCGACAGGGCCTTCCTCGTCACTCACATTGATCGTGATTGTATCGTTGCTAGCATAGGTGCTGAATCCAGTCGAAGAGGCACCATTTGGGGCAATCTTATCAATTGTGATGATGTTGCCCCAAATGTTTGCACCTTCGCCGGCATTGACTCCTTCCTGCCAAGCAGCTCCAGGGCACTGATGGATTGTGCCGATGTGGATATTGTTGTGAGTGAAGCTGATCGTCGGCGTCGGTGCAGATACCAGTGCCCCAATAGCTGCTACCCCACCGGCGCCATTCCCAGTGCAGTTGACCTCAATCGCAGAAAGCGTATTCCCGATGAAGCCGCCGTCGGTCATGTTGAGGAAGAGGGTCTGATTAGCTGAACCAAGGCTGGTGTTCAGAGAAAGGTTACCGAGCTGGATGATACTGCTGAAGACAGCGGTGATGTTCTCGGGCTGGACAGTTGTATGAGGATGAATCTGGACGGCAGCACTCGGAGCAGTAGCGGTGGTCCCGCTAGCTCCAGCAATCTGTCCGCCTTCTATGATGAAGGAGCCCTCTGCCATGCTGTCGAGGGTGAGTGCCGGCAAATTATTCGCGGTGCTGTAGATGCCAGCTCCATAACCGTGGACAGTCTGGTTACGGAGGTAGGGGACGGTGATGGAGCCGCTGGTCGTAATTTGAATATTCGCGAGAGTCTCACCACTGCCAGCGAATTCAATCGACGGATTGGGGGCAGTGCGGAGCTTGGCGAGAGTCTCATTGAAGCAATTCGAAGTCGTCCCGGCGCAGTTCACCACGCTGTTATCAGGCGTGACGACATGGCCTGGAACCGTCGGGTTAGTGGAGGCATCTGTCACCCAGAAGCCGATCTTGCCTTTGGTGATCGTGCTGATCGGAAGTGCAAAATCCGCGAGAAGCTGGCCGTTGGAGGAGTTGAAGGCGGCGAGGTTCCCAGTCGTGGAGGAGTTCGGCCCGACGACATTGCCATTGCCGGTGTTGACGCAGCTGTAGGTGTTCCCGTTGATGCGGCAGGCAAGCTGCTGGAGAGGAGCCCCGTTGGCGGCGCCGTAGTCGATCAGGCCGCCCCCGAGCGCATTTGCGTCGAAGCAGAGGAAGTGATACCCGGCGGTCTTTGGCCCATCGTAGAAGCAATTATGGGTGCCGTCGGGGCCAGTCCCGGCTGGAGTGATTGGATTGATTTGGAGGAGTTCAGTGATCCCTGGCCCAGTGCCGTCGGCAGAGCCGGCATCCCGCACCACTCGATTCACTGCCCAGACAGGCAGATGCCCAACGACAACACTGTTGGCTTGGCTGACAACGCCCTGCGCCGCCACTTCATCAAGCGGCAGCAACAGTAGCCCAAGTAACAGCCAGAAGCGCCTCATAGGGGTGGCTCTAGTAGAGGTTCGCCACTGGTCCAAGAGCCGTCGTGAAAGTCGTCGGCGGCGTGATCGTCGTGAAGCCAGTCGCATAGGTCTGGCCGGTCTGCTTGGCGACGCCGCAGCTCCCGACGGTGAGAGCATTCGGCCTGACAGTGTTGTTGTCGTAGAAGGTCAGCACATAGTAGGTCGCTGGTCCAACAGCGGCGTAGGTCCCGGTGAAAGGCACGAGCTGATAAACGGCTGAGCCAGCATTGGCGGTCGACGCCGACGTTGCTACAACAGTCCCGGCACTGTTGGCGAGGCCGACCTTGAGGTTGCCCGAGAGGGTCGAGCTATTGAGTACGGCCACTCCTGTCACAGTCACGTTGTAGGGCACGGTGACTTCAGCAATGTAGACTTCAGTGTTGACAGGAGTCTGAGCGGTGAAGGCGCCGGTCACAGTCTCAGATGACGGCGTGACGTTGCAAGTTGAGATGTTACGGGGGCTTACAGTGAAGCCGCCGGCGGGGCTGACACCGCCCGTCGGAGTGATCGCCGACGAGAATGTCTGGACTCCAGTGAAGGTCTGCCCAGCATCCGTTCGAGCAATCGTTGCTGAGGTCGCCGGGAAGGTCATCGTCTGACCATCAGTCCCGGCGAGCGTCAGGTTGTTGTTGAACGTGAGTGTCTTGCCATCAACACTCGACAACGTCGAGTTGTTGGTGAAGGTCAGTGTCTTGCCGGCGGTCCCAGTCAGCGTGTAGGTGCCGGTCGTGAAGGTGTTGCCGTTCAGGCTGGTCGCAGTGGCGACGCCGAGCGTCGGCGTCGTGAAGCTTGGGCTATCGAGGGGGGCTAGGTTGTGGGTCCCAGAGGGCAGAGTCGAGTTCGTCGTCGCCGTCGAAGTGATCGTCGTGGCGAAGGCGCCACTCTGCGTGAAGGCGCCGCCAGTGACTAGGGCACCGCCAAGCGTAATCGTGTTGGCGCCGTTATTGACGCCGGTGCCGCCTGAGGTTGCTGGGAGGATACCGGAGAGATTCGAGACCGTCGGCTGAGAGCAGGCTTGGGCGGGGATGCTGCTGCCAATGACGCTGACGAACTGATTAGCGGGGCAGGCGCCGGTGACTTGGCTTTCGGCTGAGTGAGGAGTGAGGAAGACGACTGAGCTGATGGCGAGGAGTGCTGCTAGAGCAATACCTCCGATAACGTGCTTACGCATGGGATTAGCCTCCTGGGGTGGGTCTCCTGGTGGTGTGGTCGAGCCAAACAAGGGGAATAACGACAAGGATGCAGAAACCGGCGGCGGCGCCTAGCGCTCCGAGGTCATGGGTGTTGACGGCAAGGAAGCCGAGGCCCCAGGCGCCGACGACACTGAGCAGCAGGATCGCCCTGGTCGAGAGGACCTTGGCTATCGCATCGAAGGTTCCGAGGGCCGCCGCGACACGCGCAGCGTGTCGATCAGCGAGGAGTGGGGCCGAGGGAGATGGGGCGGCCGGCGTCGATGGCAGGGAGACGGCTGGCGCCGATTGTGCCGGAGCGGGAGCCCTTCTTGACACCAGGGGCCGCTCGCTCAGCACCTGAAGCCGAGCCACTGGCGGCGGCGGGCTCTCGTCCGGGTCCCGAGCCACCTCCACTAGTGATTGAACTTCGCCAGCCATCAAAGGCATTCCCTTCTTCAGGCACGTTCATGCGGTTCTTGACCGCGACCCAGCGAGTTGCAGCTTGCACGCACTGGAGTCCGAAATCAACATTATCCGGGTCAGCTTCAGCCTTCGACAGCAGCGCTTTCATAAGCTTATCAGTAGCGCCGACGACATCATCTTGCTGCCCAATAGGATTTGCCATCGCTCTACTGGATGCTCCGAAGAGTTTGATCGGCGGGCGAGCTGCCAGTTGGCCTAAGTGCTGGCGTCGGTCGAGCTGTCCGTCGACCCTGTGGTTGAGCCTGATCGACATTCATGACGCCAACCCCCGCTCCCACTGCACCCCCAATGTCTCGACCAAGCCCTGACGCTTCCCAGAACGCTTTCCGAGCCGTCTCCCTCTCCACTGGACCCTTCTCTAGTCCCTGCGCCAGCCACTCGACAAACTTCGGATGAGTGAAAGCCCAAGTCATGATTTGGTAGTATTTGCCGATTGTGAGACGAGCGGCTAGATTGCCGCCTGGCACCCGGCTGAGAACCTTGGCAGCCTCCATGCTGAAGTGCCGCAGCTCAGGCACAGGATTGAGGACCCGCTGGGCCGCTGCAATCCCGCCGCCGAAAGTCTCCCCAGTCCCACCAAGCAGGAAGGACATATTCTTCGCCAGAGTGAGGGCCTCATCTTTCGTGACGCCAGGGAAGACAATCTGCTGAACTGACTCAGGGATACGCTGGAGAGTATGCAGCATATTGGCGGCTCGGCCGACGCCTTCACCGCCGCCGACCTGAAGCAGCTTCTCAGCATAAGCCTGCCGCAGCATCCTGAACTCGGGCGAGTCTGTCCCGAAGCGATGCGCGACAGCAAGAGTAAGGTCAGGGCTATTGAGGATGCGCTCGCCGGCCTCGATGGCGCCTACAGTCGGCTCGGTGAGGAAGTTCAGCGGGCTCTTCCTGAACTCGGCGGTCATCTCCTTCTGGGCAGCTGCTCGCTCAGCTTCAATCCTAGTGGTTTCTTGATTGAGAAGCTTGATTGGATCGACGGCGGCGGCCTGCTTGGCCTCAGCAGCGAAGGTGTTCGCTCTCTGGAGAAGTGAGGCAACAGTGTCTCCAGGCATCGCGTCGAGCGGGATTCGGCCCTTCGGTGCCATCGCCTCAACTTGCTTCGCAAGTTGGATAGTCCGTTGCCCCAAGTCACTCTCATCCCAGAGCTTAGTCCTGGCTCGATCCAAGACCTGTCGAGCGAAGGTTGTCGAGTCGACCTTCCCGAGAGCGTCCCGACTAGATTCAATCACTCGGCTCACGTCGGCGGCATGGACTGCCTTCCACAACGTCGGGCCAAGCAGCTTCTTCACATTCTCCCGGTTGACCGTGGAATTCGGGTCGAGCACTAGCTTCGCTAGTGCGGGGGCATCATCGACGAAGCCGGCCTTCATCTTCTTCGCGATTGTCTGGACTGCTTCCTGATCGAAGCGTCCGATGTTCTTCGCATACCAAGTGTCCCAGCGGTCGATGATGTCGACGCCGGCCTTGACAGCGGGAGGCTGACTAGGATCGTGCATCCACTTATTGACGATCCCGGCGAGATGCTTCCGGCGGCCTTCGAGGAGATCGTTGTAGGGCATGTCCCGATTGGTTTGAGCACGGGCGAGGTTGCGGAGATTGTGGGCCTGTTCGAGAGTGATGTCAGGCACTCGCATGATTTCTTTGCCGTCGAGACCGACGATGCCGGTGCCTCTTGGAGTAGAGAGGGTCTCAAGCTCCTTGGTCAAGGCGGGGAACCGTGACTCGAAGCCTTCAGGCAGAGTGGAGAGGAAGGTCCGAGCTTCAGTCACCGCTGGTGATAGAGCCATCGGCGTCGGGCCGGCGGCGGCATGGCCTGCATTGTAGCCACGAGCTGAGACTGTCTCGATCCCGAGATGAATCTTGTTGAGCTGGTCGCCGGCCGCAGTCCACAGCGCCCCAGGATGCTGATCCGCCCCGGCTGCCTTCATTGCATCTTGGACCGACTTACTCACGTCGGAGAATCCAGAATCGACGATTCGTTGAGCCGTCGTCCTGAGTTCATTCTCGGCAGTGTGAAGGCCGGAGAGTTCGGTCGACTTAAAGGTCTGGGCCTCAGCTGCTGAGGCTTGCGCCGCCGCCTTGCGAGCAGCAATAGCCTGATTCAGCCGGTCGTTAGCGACGGCGACTTCATCCCCGAGGCGTTCTTTGAGTGCAATCCCGAGAGGCTCAACTTCGACGGCGGCCGTCGGTGAGAGCAACGGCGTAGTTCGATTGATCCCGAGCTTGCCTGCCAGCTCCCCGCCTTTGCGTTCATAGAACTCAGCGGCCGACTGACGGAGAGGTTGTTGCTGCCGAAAGACTGGATCGAACTCTTCGATGACCTTCTTGAGATAGGGGGCTTCCAGCATGAAAGCCGACGGCCGAACCAGTGTCCCGCTGCGAGTCATCTCTAGAGCCTGAAGGGTCTCTGGTCCCTCTGCGCCGAGGACGAAGCGGGCAGCGCGAGGTAGGATGTCGCCGCTAGTTGCGGCTTCAGTCACGCCTTTGCGGAGCCCAGTGAAGGCTTTAAGAGCTGGTGGAACCACTGCCCCGACGGCTCGGCCGACGCCCTCTCCAGCCATTCCAAGAGTGGCCGCTTCTGTCATCCGTCGGCGGGTCTCATCGTCAGAGGACTTAATCCCCATCAAGCCAAGGATCATATCATTGAAGGCTTCACCAGCGACTGCTCCACTGCCTGCGCCGAGTACCGCAGTGGGGAGAGCACCGACGCCAAACTCGGTAGCGCCGACACTGGCGCCCAGCATCCCAACTCCAATTGAACCCACTACCGGGGCGATGCTTTCTGCTACCGCCCCCACTGCTGGCCCAAGCAGCCCTTTCCCTGGTTTCAACCACCGCTTGTTGTCAATGTCCTGGACAAGGAAGTCACCGCCGGGCGTCTCCTTTACAGCATGGCGCCCATAGATATATTCGAGGGCCTGTTGTCGTCGGGCCTTGTCAGAGCCGGCCATGCTATAGAGGACCTGGGCGCCGATATCCAAGGGCTCTGTCTCTGGCTTCAACCGGACTTTGCCTGTCGGGTCGCGAAAGTGGGAGCCTTCTGGGACCAGCCTCTCAACATCAAGGGGTGTCTTCACGTCATAGGGGCGCTGGCGCTTGGTGCCCGACGGGTCAAGGAAGAAGTCGCCCGGCGCAAGTGACTGAGCTTCGGAGAGGTCCTTCAGCCGAGGAAGAGGCTTCTCCGGCGGTGCTGAACCGCCCATTCCCAATCCTGATGGGTCAAGCCCTGCTCCTGGAATAGAGGTCGGTAGATCAGACATTACCTAGCCTCTGGATAAGCATCAAAGCCAGGAGCCGCCACGGCGCCTACCGGCGCCGGCGGAGGAGTTGCAGCCCCACCTCCACCGACAGCCGGTGCTGCCCCTGGTACATAGGGGCTATGAGTCCCTGGAGCCTCCGGCACTGCAATCGGCTTCCATGTCCCTTCCAGTTGACTGAGCTTCTGCCTCCTCATATCGGTGTAAATCTGTTGAAGTTCATTGAGGGACTCATAGGTTCGAGCCGTCGTGTCGCCAAGATTGAGCCCTCGGATGATCGTGTCGATGCGTTTCTCCTCACCTGACAGAGGTCGCCCAGAGGTATTAGCGAGAAGGCGGGCACCAGTCATCCTGAGATATTCAATGTGGCTCTGGAATTCACCCCGAGCTGTGTCACCATAAGCGCCGAGCACGTTCCCGACGGCCTCCGCCGGCCTCAACAAAGTGCCGCCGATACCAGCAATCATCCCATAGCGGTCCATCAGCTTGAACGTATCGTTGATGGTCTGAAGGCTGTAGCCGAGCTGGTCGGTCTGAGCCTGGATGTCGATAGCGCGGTTGCCAGTCATCCCTGCTCGATGATTGAAGGTGGCAGCTTGCTGGTCGACTTGGACCTTCTGTTCAGGAGTTAGCTCGGCAGGCTTCCCAGCAGCAGTGTTCTGGGCCTCAAAGAGCCTCTCAATGTCGTGACGAGCTTGACCGACGGCACTCCCTGCTGTCCGTCCAGTCTGCCCCGCCTGCGCCCAATCCTGGTGCGCCTTTTGTGTAATGTCCCGTCGAACTTTTGCCGGCAGCTCTTCCACAGGAACCTGTCTCTTATCCGCTTCTGCTTTCAGAGCGTCGTCGATAAAGCCCTGCTCTGTCCCAACTCGACCATGAGCCCCACGAGTCTTGCCGCCAGCCCTCAGCTGACTTGCTCTAGCAAGATGCTCCTTCGTTAGCGCAGCCTTCTCCTCAAGATCAGCTGCGAGCTTCCTGCGATCATCCTGCCGCTTATAGATCGTCTCCCACATATTACTCTTGGTGAGTTCAAGGTCTTTCTCTAACCCAAGAACCCTGAAAGCGTTCTGGAGCTTATCCTGCCGCTCTCGCTCACTGAGCTGCTGATCCCGCATGAGCATGTCGACTTCATCATTCTGCATCCCGAAGGCTTTAGAAGCATGATCGACTTGCTTGGACCAGAGATCAACGGCGCGCTTGTAGCCTTCGTCGTTGCCCTGCTTGAGGGCTCCTAGAGCAGAGCCGAGGGCATTCATGGCGCCGAGAGCAGGCTGACGAGTGAAGGTGCCAGCGAGTGTCACTAGGCCGATGAGGAGAGGAGTCAGGTCGCCGGCGGCCTCAAAGGGCGACATCGGCTTCGGCGGCGCTTCACTGAGCTTCTCATACCGGCGCTGAAGCTCCTCGGAGTGCTCCATCATCCGGCGAAGCTTTTCATGTCGTTCAGCAGAGCCCGGCGGGTCTCTCGACGCCTCTTCAGCCAGTCGGTCGATCCGCTGGCTCAGCCGATCAATCCCGGCCTGCTGAACCTGTCGATACTTCTGAAAGGCCGGATCACTGCTATCGGTGGCTCCTCCACCACCGCCACCGAGACTGGGCCACTGATCGGACAGCGTGCTGGCGATTGAAGCAGTGTTGCCGGCTTTGAAGTCAGCCAACAGGCTGCGGCCAGTCCTCTGCTGGTAGAGGTCGGCAGCGTAGCGGAGATTCCCGCTGACCTGAGAAGTGGCGCCAAAGTCTCTCAAACCATACTTTTGCTGGATGTCATGCCAAGTCTTCGGTTCATCCTGGAAGAGCCCAGCGGCATGAGTGGGGCGGCCGTCAGGTCCAATGCCGCCGCTCCAGCCTTTGTCGGCAGGGTGAGCAGAGAAGTCGCTGAACTTCTCAGTGCCATAGAGCTGACCGAAGTCATGTGCCTCGCCGGCGGTCATCCAATTCGCCAGGGAGGCCCAGTCAGCGGCTTCTTGCTGAGGTAACCCGGCTTGAACAACGAGCGCCGGCGTCACTGGCCCAGCGATATTGAGGTGAGCCTCCTTATTCGCCTCGTCGGCTGCACCGATAGGGACAATTCCATTTGTGCCGCCGGGTGTAGAAGTGATCGACGGCGCAAGTGGTGTCGGCTCTCCAACAATGGGAGTGTCAGGTGCTTTCGGTGCTACGAGCCCACTCTTCAGTGTTGGAGCTGGGGGTACAGCCATCAGCGCTGTAGTTGCTGGCTCTGCCGAAGCTGAAAGCTTCCCCGGCGGCTCGATGTATTGCAAGGCGTCGTCAGCAGCAGCCATGACAGCAGCCTACACTGTAGCCGTGACTGCGCGAGCGGGGATCGAGGCCAGCACAAGGTTCGACGCCAGAGACTGGAGAGCCTTCTGAAGCTCCTGGTCTTGTGCAATCTGAATCCGAGCAAGTTCGAGGTCCTGGTTGCCCGCAGCACTAGTCGCTCCAGTCGCCGCTCCCGCTGCTGTAAGTCCTTTCGTGAGGAAGTCATTCAGGATCGTCGCACGCTGGGCATCGACCGACGCCGCCACGTTCGCTTTGTCGACTGCTTCAGAGGTGCTGCCAGAGAGGTTGAGCGCACCATATTGATTGCTGATCCGTGTGGTGGCAGCGTTCTTGGCCTGCTCAATCGCCGCCTCATAACCTGGAGGAAGAGCGCCGGAGAGGGCCTCTCCAGTGAGGGCTTGGCTCTCAGCTGAGAGATTGCGGCCCTGCTGTGTCAGGTCGGCGGCAGTGCCCTTAGCGGCCTTGAGGCCAGGAATTGAGGGAGTGCCCTGGAAAAGCATTGCTGCGAGGGGGAGACCAGCAGCGCCAAGGGTCAAGAGGTCTTTGTTGTCCTTGATGAAGCTGCTGACACCGGCGGGCAGCACTTTGTCGAGGATGCCCCGACCGCCTGCGGCAGCAGCCCCACCACTGGTGGCGCTTGCGCCACCGAGATTCTCGCCCGGCGTGACATTCATCCCGAGGTAGGGATCGAAGTTACTGGCGACAGGACCACTAAGAGAGGGTGTCGCCGCAGCTGTGCCGCCAGCAGCCCCAGCGGTAGGGTCAAGGGAGCTAGCAGCCAGGAACTCAGCGGGCGGAGCCGCAGCAGCTGGCGTCGTTGCAGCGCCGAGCGGTGCGACACTGGTCAGTGCTGTCGAGCCCGGCGTTGCAGTCGTGAGCCCAGCACCGACACCGCCTCCACCAAAGTCGAGCCCTGCACCACCTCCAGCAGCGAGATCGCCGACTCCTGGCCCAAGTGCCCCAAGCACATCAGCCGCCCCACCACCAGCCGCGCCGGCAAGTCCTACGTCCGCAGCGAGCGCCCCTCCACCCAAGTCGGTTGCCGCCGCCGTCGAAGCTAGAGCAGGCAGCGCTGCATCAGCAGCAAGGGCAGTTCCTCCAGCCGCCCCTCCCGCCGCCGGCAGTGAAGCCGTCAGCGCATCAAGCGCCCCAGTTCCCGCCGCAAAGGCATCCGCCCCAGCCGCTGCTCCTGCCCCCGCCGCCTCAGCTCCACCAAACAGCCCACCGAGCAGTCCTCCACCACCAGCAAATAGGTCGATCACTCCACTGATAAGCGCACTGATCGGGTCATGCACCGTGGCCTTCGGCCACGTCGGGCGAGCTACACCGACGGTTGCGAGAAGTCCCATCAACCACCACAACCAGATTTCAGTCGTCATGGCCCAATCTCCAGGACTGCCGCCCCGCGCCCGCCCAGCTTGACCTCTTTTCCAGTGTCACGGAAGCCGAGCCACTTCAGCCACCGGATTGACTTTCGCCAGCGGTTGTCGACAGCAGAGACGATGTGCGGATAGAGCGCCAAGACTTGTCGGAGTTCTGCCCGGCTGAGCTGGAGGAAGGACTTCTTCGAGTGTTCGAGCCGTGGAGTGGAGGCGATCATCCAGATGAAGTTCGGATCGCCGGCGACGACGCCGCCAATAGCGGCGGGCTGGCCGGCGAGTGTCCAGCAGAAGCTATAGCTGGAGCGGTCGAGAGCAAGCTGGATCGTGGCGGTTGTGGCGCCTTGAGAGAGTGCGATCAGCTCAGTCCGGTCGGCTGATGACATCGCAGCAATGAGAGCTGGGATCAACTCCGGCGGCGCAGGATGAAGAGCGGTCAGGCGCATTAGATTCTCAGCTGCTGGTGGACAGAGTCGTGGTCAGCGAAGTTCTCCCCGGCGAACGCAGCAAAGCCAGCCTCCGTGCTGAGATCGAAGGCGGTCATATCAGTGTTGTCGAGACCGAGAGCGGCATTCATGGCGTTGTGTTTCTCTTGGTGGAGAAGGAGCCAGCCAGTGGCTGCATCGAGAGGCGGCATTGGGTCGAGCGGGACAGTGGGAGTGCTGACGCCTCGGCGGAGGAGTGCAGCGTCGATCTCATCATGGTCCCTGGCATGGGCAAAGCTGTAGGCAGCGATGGCCTCAGCCGTGTAGCGGGGAGTGGTGATGAGAGCGAGGGGCACAGAACCTTCCTCAGTAGTGGTGCTGGCAGCCCGGAATCGAACCGGCGACCTGAAGCTTACAAGGCAACTGCTCTGCCACTGAGCTATACCAGCACTGAGTTAATAGCCTCCACCGCCGCCTTCGCCGGTGCGATTGGTGCGGGCGCTGCCGGGGCGGAAGGAGGCTGAAGTGGCGCCGGTCCCGGCCTGACCCTTCGGCATGTAGCCGTTGGAGTATTCAGGCTGGTCGCCAGTGCTTCGCATTGTGCCGTTGACGGTGACGTTGTGAGTGTCGCCGGCAGTCTCCGTCGGCCATGCTCGGCCGCCTCTATGGCTGTTCACGCATCCATCTCCACAATCTGCGCCACCACGCCGCTTGCGGCGGTGGAGGCTGGGGTTGAGCAGCCTGCTCTTCGATTAGGATCGGAGCCCATGCTGCCAAAAAGCCAAACAAATCAAGCCCAAGCGTCTCGCCTAGGCCCTCGATCCGGGCAACATCATACCCGGCGGCATCGAGGCGTCGGCGCACCTCGGCGGCGTCAAGAGACATGGTGCCTCAATAATATGGCGCATAGTGCCTGTAAGCAAGCCCCATGTAATTGATCGTCGCCACTGCATCACTAGATGTAATCGTCCACCCCAGAAGCTTTCCGTAAGCTTCAACATCTTGCCCTTCGATGTTCGTCTGAGTCCCATAGGGACCAGGAGAGCTAGGGCCTGCTGGACCAGGAAAGACTGTAGTCGGCAGAACCTCTTCCCCATTTTCCGAATGAATCGTGACGACGTAGTTGACTGGAGTTTCGGCTCCTAGATAGAACCTAAGGGATTGCTTGATCCACTCAGGCGCATCCATCCCATAGTATTTCGAGATGATCTTCTTGGGGAGAGCGCCCGACGGAGTTGTGAAGCACTGGTAGATGTGTGTGCCGTCGCTGCCATAAGCAGCGTAGTTGCTCCCAGTAAGGCTGAGGGTCTGAAGCGCGATGATATTAGAGACCTGAGTTGCTACATACCACTCGAAGCCATCCCAGAGCAGAATGAGCTGCCGATTGATGCGTTGGATTGGATCATAGACTAGAAAGTCCAAAGCGTAGAACTTGATGTCATTGATGATGACGATGGCGGCCGACGGATTAGAATTTACTTGGGCGAGGGTCTGAGCGAAGAGCTTGTCCAGCTTGGTGCTGATCTTCTTGACGCTGCTGCCGAATAGCTCGTAGACGCCTAGAGGATTCGCAAAGACGATTGCCTCCCCGAAGGGCTGAATTGTGCCTGGATAGAGCGTCCCGATCTGTGGGTCGATGTTGGTGATCGTGACGGTGGTAGAGGCGAGGTTGCCGGTGACAGTTGTAATGGGGTTGCTAATTGCATTGATGGACGAGTCACCCCACTCGTAGAGGAAGCCGTTGGCTTGTCTAAGGCCACGGAGGGCGACAGTGAGGAAGCTGTCGGTGTTCTGAGAGATGATGCCGCCGTCGGTGGCGGCGAAGTCGGAGACAGAACCAGGAGCGCTGGTATAGCGGAATGAATTGTTGACCAGCCAGACACGGTTCTTGAAGACCTCGATTGATACGGCGGAGATCGGGCTCTTGCCGCCGGCGGGCATAAGTTGGAGAGTGGCTGCTGCGACTCCAGGATTCCCGCCGACGAAGCGAACAACGACGGCCTCATAGTTCTGGCCAGGGTTGAGTACAGTCACGGTGCCGACAGCGGCCCCACTCATGTTGGCAACAGCAGTTGCGCCACTACCCGATCCTGTCGGATCAGTAATGACGACCGTCGGCGTCGTCACATAGCCAGAGCCGCCGTCGGTTACAGTGATAGAGAGGATGCCGTTGTAGCCGACTGTAGCGTGGGCGGTTGCAGTGTTGCCGCCGCCGGCGGGCGCTGAGAATGTAACCGTCGGGCTAGAGGAATAGCCGACACCGGGAGTGACGACAAGGACACTGGTAATTGAGTTGGCTTGGCCTAGAGCTACAGCGGTGCCCTGAGTACCTGCACCACCGCCGGCGAGTGTGACAGTAGGCTGGGTGGTGTAGCCAGTGCCGCCGTCGATCACCTGGATTGAGAGGACGCCGCCGCCCCCGATTGTAGCGGTTGCTTGAGCAGACTTGTTCGTGAGACCACCGCCGGTGAAGATAGCATTCAAGTAGCCCTGCTCGCTCGGCAAGTAGCCAGAGCCAGGATTCGTGATCTTGATGTCGACGACTTGCCCATTTGAGATCGTGGCGGTGGCTGTCGCATTGATCCCGGAGCCGCCCTGGATTGTGATCGTCGGCGGCGTCGCATAGCTCAGCCCTCCATTCGTGATGAGGACCTGTGGCGCCAAAGTGCCCGGCGCGAAGAATGAAGCTCCATCCCAAATATAATAACGGAGAGAATCCCCAATCAGGAGATATTGCTCAGCCCATTGAGCAGCGACCGGCGGCGTCGTCAAGTCGAAGAAGATCGCCAGACTCATGATTGTGCCATCATTCACTCGAACAATGTCAGCTGCCCCATTCGACAGAAAGGCAATCATCTGAGCGCTAGGCTCAGGCAAGAGATAGAAGAAATAGAATGAGACGATAGTGAGGCCGCCGGGCGCAGTGTAGAGCGGTGTCGGCGTATTGCTGTCGAGGAAGGCTATCTGCCCCGGCCCGATCTGGATGACATTTTCGAGCCAGACGAAGCTCTCATCGTCGATAGCAGTAACAGCAGCTTTAACATCCATTCCTTTGAAGGGGAATGGACTATAGCGGCGAAGGGCAGGCGGGATGCCTTCAGCGGAGCCCTGACTACCTTCCTGCTGACGTTGGGCTTGAGCCATTAGGGCTCTCAAGCGTAGAGGTCTGGAATCCGGGTCTGAGACCCAGCCATTGCCGCGAAGGCCATCCGGCGATCATAGTGAGCAGTGAACCGTTCGGCCATGTCTCTGAGATCAGGCTCGCCTAGCACAGCGACCTCAGCGGCCTTATAAGGCACCGCATTCGTCCAAGGATAGGTGATCGCATCTACATCGCTGTTCGTCTCAAAGCCGAGAGGGGCTGGCAGACAAATGCAGTCGAGGTCCATCTGAGCAAGCTGAGAGGGGATCGGCCAGAGATAGAATGAGCCGCCGACGCCGCGTTGATGTTGGGACCAGACCCGGGAGAAGCCCTGCGCCGCTACGTTGTAGGCCCGATAGTAGGCTTGGAACTCACCCCAGGCTCGATAACGGAGGGTCGGCTTCATCGAGCCCCAAGAGATCGCGATTGAGTTGACCGCAATGATTTGTTCAGCGCCGGGAGTGACCAGAGAACTCTGAATGAGAGGGTTGAAGTCGGCGAATTTGTAGACCTCTTGGCCGGCGTTGGTATGAGCGAAGGGGAGGAGAGTGGCTGCCGCAGTGGCGCTAGAGCCTCCGCCACCGGAGAAGGTCACACTCGGCACATCAGTATAGCCATCGCCAGGATTTGAGATAGTGATGACGACGACGGCGCCGCCGGAGATGCTTGCAGTAGCGGTAGCAGCAGTGCCGAGTGGAGGAGGAGAGATCGTAACCGTCGGCGCCGTCGTGTAGCCAGAGCCTCCAGCTGTCACGGCGATTGAACTAACCCCTGCTACACTAGGGCAGAGAACTCGCACACACTCACCCTGAGCCGCAACATAGCTTCGAGCTTCGTTGATATAGTCCAGTAAGTCATAAGGATTAAACCTCTGGAAGGTGGCATCGCCGAGGATGCGTTGCAGGCGTTGCATATATTCAGAGAGCATCATTGCTGCGGCCCTCGCCTACCCGAAGGCAGCGTCGGAGGAGCCATGCCTGGAGGTGTTCTGGCAGCAAGTCCGCCGGGGAAAGTCTTCTCTTCTCTCAGCGGAGTGACGATTGCCCGCGCCCTCTGCATTGTGTTCTCGTAAACTGTGAACACGTCGGCGGCGTCAGACTTTCTCTGTGAGTCCATGAAAGCCTTGAACGCCGCGTAGAACTGAACCGCGTCGATCCAAGGATAGACAATAGCTTCGGGAGTGGAGTCGCTGGTAAGGGAGACTGGGGACCAAACGCCGTCGATCTGGAGGGTGTAGATGGTGAGATCAGGGGCTGGGCCGATATAGAAGCTGCCGCCTTGGCCGATGACGCGGGGAGCCCAGGTTGCTGGCGGACCCGGCGGTGGCGCAGCAAAGCCAAGCCAATAGAAGTTGAACCAATCCCAATTGCGGTTCTCCAAAGTGAGGAGCCCGCCGTTGGGATTGGAGCCAAGAGGGAATGAGATCGACCGGGGCGTGATGAGCTGCGAGATGCCTGCTGGGACAGAAGGCACCGCCACCAAGAGATTTTGGTAGAGCTGCTGAGCAGGGACGGTGTTGAGCGTGCCGATGCCAGTGATGCACTCACCTTCGAGCGCGACCTGTTGACGAGCTTCGTTGATGAAGCCGGTTAAGGTGGCGTCGGAGTAGAATTGCCCGAGGGTGTCATGTAGGAGAATTCGGACAGCGCTTATATAGGCGTTGAGCGCCATCCGAAGTCCTCATACAGGCAGCCGTCTAGAGAGGCTGAATGACGATTGTGTCGGTCTGGCCGCCGACGGTGAAGGCGAGGGTGGTGACGGCGGTGGTGGCGAGGCCGGTTCCGTCGATTGGGATTGCCGCTGGGATCAGCTGAAAGCCGTAGCCCCAATCTTCCACAGTGAGAGGGGCTGTTGACGCTGAAGCGACAATGGCGTTACCGCTGAGAGCTGGAGTAAGCTTCGCCGCTCTGGGGATGATAATGCCCTTTTCGATTGCTGGATTGGTATTCGCAGGCGTGACAGAAGTGTCGACCATACCACTGCCACTGATAATGATAGTCCCAGTGTGGAAGCTGCCGCCATTGCTGACAGTGTAGCCAGTTGCTGAGAACGACATGAGGGCGGTAATAGCAAGGGAGGAGCCGCCGCCGCCGCTGATTGTGAAGGTTGGGACCGCCGTGACAGGAGTGCCGAAATCGGTGCAAAGGACGCCGGAGATCGTCCCCGCGCCGGTGAGAGCAGCAGTGATGACTGCGTTCGAGGTGATGTTGGCGAGAGTGTCACGCGGGTCAGGAACGACTGTGACCGTCGGCGCCGTCGTATAACCGCCGCCCTGGTTGGTGACGGTGACGGCGTTGACTGCGCCGGCAGAGAGCGTGCAAGTCATCGTCGCCTGGATACCAGGAGACGGTGGCGCCGACACAATGAGATGGGGCGGGTAGGTGTAGCCGGCGCCGGCAGTGGTAATCGTCGGGGAGGTCGCCACGCGCCCGCCGATGATTGCAGTCCACTTCGAGCCGCCCGCCGATGGAGTGATCGTCGGGCTGGAAGTGTAGGCCGTGCCAGCTGTAGTCACGATGGCGCCGACAGCGCAGCCAGACCGATTGGCGATTCGCCAATTGGTCCCGTCGCTGTCGACAAAAGCCCAGCCGTCGGTGGCGCGAGGCAAGATGCGCCAATTCGCCAGGACCGGGTCCCACACTTCAATGGTGCTGTAGAGCCCGACGTTGACGAGGAGCTGGCCCGCCGGAAGGATACGGGCTTGGCCCGCCGGGAAGCTCTCCAGGTTCGTCGCGAGAGACCCAAGGCTCAGCAGGAGACCGGAACCGCGCATATTCGCCATAGAGGATACTCCTTTAGAAGGCGTTCCCGGTGATACCAGTGATCTGCATCCCGCTGACCGGCTTCGTGCAAAGCACATCGAAGGCGACGATCAGCACGCCAATGTTGGCGATCTGGAAGTTCGGGATGGTCGAGTGGAATCCGCTGAATGCGAAGGGCGCATCCTCGCTGATATACATCCCGACATACTTAGAGTTGAAGAGGTAGGAGGTTCCTTGGGGGAGGAACGGGTCAGGGAAGATCGGGACGTTCAGGACTGTCAGGCAGCGGAAGCCAGCGTTGACCGAATCGTCCACGCCGTAGCGGGAGCCCGGTGTCGTGCGGAACTGTTCGGCGGCCATGAAGTCTTGCATGAGCGTCGTCCAGTCACCGAAGGCCATGACACCGAAGTCAGGCGCTTCGCCGCCGGCGAGCAGAGTCAGGTTCGCGATCTTGGTCGACAGGCCGATCCGAGTGCTGATGGCGCCGGCGGCAGTCTTCAGCGTCGACTTCCAGAACGGATTGGCATTGCGGTTGATGCCGCCGTAGGAGGAGACGTTCGTGCCGTCATCGAAGGCTTGAGCGAAGCTGTCGACTTGGAGCGGCAGAGCCGAGTTGTTGGTGTAGAGGGCGGTCGCGATCTGTTGCGTCATAACCGCCTTGGCGTCTGCCATGACAGCGCGGAGGCGCGGAATCACGACTTCGGTCGACTGGACCAGAGCTTCCATCCCAAGGAAGGGGATCGGGACGACGCCGAGCTTGAGGTTGAATTCGGCGTTCTGGATCGCAGTGAGGTCCGTCGGCTGAGGGAAGACGCCATCGAACCCGGCCCAGCTGTAGGCGACGAAGGAGGCACCTTGAGTCGGGACCGTGACAGAGCTGACGCCGCCGGCGGCCCGCTGTGAATTGCCCAGCAGAAGAGACAGGACAGGGTGGGCTTTGTAGATTTGCACGACCAGCGACGGGATAAAGGCACGCCGAGTGATGGCAGCCAGTTCGTTGCCGATTGCGCCACTCGGGATGATGCCTGATCCAAGCGTCGCCATCTCTAAGGTTCTCCTCTCTACCGACTAGGCGGCGGAGCCGCTAGCCGAAATGTGCTACGCTTCCCGGCTATGCTGCCTGCCGCCTGATCTCGGTCAAGACGCCGGCGGCTTCCTGGTCGGCCCAAGCTTCAGGATTGGTGATCAGGAGCTTGGAGGATTGATCATCTTCAGCGTGAAGGATGCCGATGTCCTTGGCCCAGCCTTGCGGGGCGATGGACGAAGGCGTGACGGGCGCTGGGGGCTCTGGGTTCTGCTTGTAGTAGAGAGCGGCGGCGGCCTCTGGATCGGCGAGCTTGCGGTTCTTCATGAAGGTGATGAGCTTTTCCTGGCCCTCTTCGGTCAGGTTGTTCTCGGAGACGGTGCGCTTCCAGGCAGCGTCGAAGTCGCCCTGCGCGGCGGCCTCCTCGGCGGCCTTCTTCTCGGCGGCGCGATCAGCCTCCCACTTGTCGAGGCGCTCGGCGACACTGTCGATCTTGGCGACGTAGGGAGCCGCAACATCAGAGGCGACCTGGGCGTCGGGTGCGACGACCTTGATCGCCTTCTGATAATCGAGGGCGGTGTCCTTGTGGGTGTAGAGCTTCTGATGAAGAGCGTAGGCTCTCATGCCGAGGTCGATGGCGGAAGCGCCGCCGGCCTTCTTCGCCGCCTCAAGCAGAGCCGCATCTTCATCACTGAGTTCTATCATCGGCATCGTCTCACTCCGCTCGACGAAGTTGTGGGGTTACTTGCTGTTCTGATTTGGGATGTGTGAAATCGACTGCGAGTTCTTGATACTCGGCATGATCGACTTGCGAGCGCCGATGTCGGTCCGGCTGAACGGGACCCGACGGATCATCGGATCGGGGCTATCGACATCCTGCGGGACTGAATTTCTGTAAGGGCCAGGAAAGCTGTCTGCCATGACTAGGCTCCCATTGGAGAAGGTGAAGGCATTTGAGGTGGCATGGCGCCGGCGGCAGGCATCGAAGGGGCGCCGCCAGGAGCGCCTCCGCCGGCTCCAGCCTGGAGTGAATTGAGAGGTGAGCCCTGCATCTTCGCTGCCAGCAGCTGCTTGAGTGCTTGGAGGTTGATGCCAGGAGAGGCCGCCTGTGGCGGCGCGTGTTTGCTCAGTCGAGAGATCGAGCTGAGGACTTCTTTGTGGAGGGGGTGCTGGACGGGGATATTTGAGAGGGCTTTCTCAAGCATGTTCACCGCCTCCTGCACCATCGCGGCTCCGTTGGCAGCTTCACCGGGATTGCCCGACGGGCGAGCCAGCGGCGAAGAGCCGAACGGTGGTTGAGCTATAGATGCAAGAGGCGGTGAATCCATGTCCTCAACGTGCTTGCCTCGCCGGCAAAGCCGGCGAAAGTGGCTAGCGCCGGCCGCGCTTGTGCCTACGCCGCATGATGGCCTCCTAAGTTGAACAAGTCAGCTAGAGGGACTGCCGCTGTCTAGCCGACGGTTTGAACCCTGCTTGAAGCTCAACGATGAGCCCCCCGGCGGAGAAGTTCAGGATGGGCGGCTAACATAGCTGCTTGCTGCCTGTGCCTCTCCTCAGCGTTCGCGATCAATGTGTCCTCGCGAGCAGGGTGTGTCAAGCGAATAAGATCGACATCACTGACAGCCTTGAGACGGGCCAAGTCAAAGGCAAGCCTACGAGCGTCGTCGGCGAAGGCTGGGCTAGAGGAATGAGAGTCGACCTCCAGCCTATAGTCATCAGGGATTTGGTCGAGTAGGAATGCCGCTGGCTCCGGTTGGTTCGGTTTCTGTGGAATAGTGAAGCGGACAGGGAGCTTTGCTCGGAGGAGCTGGAAGCCGAGATCGCCGAGGGCAGCATAGCGACGCTCGACGGCGAGCGCCCGGTCCCGCAGTCGAGGCGTCGCCATCCTGACCGCCGTATTGGCCTGAAGACCACTTCTCATTGACTGGTCGCCAAAGCCACGACTGACCGGTGCCTCAAAGCCTGACGCCCGATGGAAGATATCCTTCAGCTCATTGTGCCAAGGAAGAGCCTGTTCAGGGAGCTTCGGTGCATGATTCTCAATCTTGAACTGAGGGCTCATCTCAGCAAGACGCCCACCGGGCTTCATTAGAGCCGACCTCTTCTGGTCAATATCGCCGGAGGTGATACCCTGGAAAGAGAGTGGCGGGTCCTCCTGCATTCTCATCGTGCGGCTGATGCCATTGACTTGAGCAGAGATAGCCTCCTGCGGCATCATCAAAGTGGCTACCTCAGACCGGCCCCAGAAGTAGTCCTTCACAGTGTTGGGAGAGACCTGGATGAAGGGATGGCGGCCCTTGATGCCGAAGAGATTACGGCGCTGGAGCTTTCCTTCGATGACGATATCATCGACCAGTTGGAAGGTGGCGTAGTCCTCACGTTCGTTGTCGAGGACCCAGAGTTCGTCGACCTGGATCAGAGAGGCTAGAGTGGCAGGGGCCATAACGGCGGAGGGGCCTCTGATCCATTGGACCCAGCCGGCGGGGATAGAGGTCTGAGGTGGGGTTAAGTTGACAGGGATTGTGCCGCCGATCAGGAGGCGGCGGAGGCCGCTAGGTCCGTCGGTGTTCGAGAGGTCCTTCGTCGCCATCTGCGCTACTTTGCGGAGGATCTCCCGTTCTTCAGGATGGCCCTTAATCGACCGCTCGAAAGACGCCGGCGTGACAAAGGATGAATGCACGAAGGCGTCTTGACGGTCGAGGTCTGTCGTAGCTTCGTTGAACACTCCCATGAAGGTCTGTGCCACTAGATAAGGGTCGAAGCCCTGACGATCCCAGAGGAGTTTGACGAAGCAGGAAGCTTCGACGAGGCCCCAATTGACGGCTTCGGCGAAGATTTCATCGACACCGTGGCGCTGAAAGTCACGGCTGAGATAGGTGGCGGCGACTTCGGCCATCGCACGATTTTCGTCAGTCTCAGTACGGTCGAAGCTGATGGCATAATGAGGATCAACGGGCGAGAAGAGGGAAGAGGCCAGCTGGTCGATCTCGGCGTAGACTTCATTGTCGACGCCGGCGGAACCGTCGGCGGTGCCAGTGAAGTAGAAATTGCGGTAGGTCTCGCATTGGTAGATTCGGTCTTGGCGGGAGACGGTGCATTGGTCGATGACCTCACGCGCCCAGCCACCGACTTGTCGCTTGGGGATTCGACCGACGCTGTTAGACTTCATCTCTTTTCCTCAATGACAGGATCAGGTACACTGAACTTGACTCGCTGTCTCTCTGCCGGTGTTACATCTTGAAGCTGAGAAGGCATCTTAGACCAATCTTTCTCCTTTAGCATCTGCTCAGTCGCACGGGATTCGACTTCGCCGGCGAGATTGCGGTATTTCTGATAAGCGTCAGCTTTAGCTTGCTCAAGTGGGTAGAGTTCATTGTAGACGAGACGAGCTTGGTTCTTGACTTTATCGGGCAGCTTATCCCAGGCGATGTCAGCGTAGCTAGGAGAGTTTCGGCCCTCTATATCCCGTTCCAGCTTATGTCGAATTGTATAGGAATTAACATCATCTGGAAATTGCTTCTCGACTTCTTTCCACTTTAAGAGGACTGCGCCATAGTCCTCCGGGAACTTCGGCCAAAGGAATTCAGAGGGGGAGCCGCCGAGCCCGAAGCCTTCTTTGAATTGAACAGCGTGCTGGATCTCATGGAGAAGAGTAGAGAGCATAGTTTCAGGTTTGCCACCAGTGAGCCCTATTGTGTTTGACTTGGGGCTATAATAGCCCTGATTGCCGGTAAGCGCACTGAAGAGTGGCGTTGGTTCAACCTTGATCTCCTTTAGCCAAGGGTAGAGCTTGAACAAATCAGAGTGATTAAGTACATCTCCTAGAGAGATTTCAGTCCCATAAGGGACTGAGAGGAGGTCCTTTGAGAATCGGTTTGGTTGGATAGGGAGACCTTCAGTACTATGCTTGAGGGTGGCATTATTGTCTGGGATGACCCACTTCCATTGTGAGTCTGGACCACGATACCAGCCTGTGTAGGCGTAGATTTCGTCGGGCGACTTGCCAGCTTGTTCAAGCTTGAAGGCTTCCTCGATGGCTTGAGGCTGAGCAGGATGACCAGCAGCTCGGCTAGCGGCTTGCCGACCACCAATCATCCCAGGCCCGGTAGAGAGAGCTACATTGGTGGCAGTCTGAAGGCCAGCAGGGTCGAGTGCATTCTGGGAGAGAGTCTTAGCGGGATCGTAAGAAGGCCCACCACCAAGATTGCTGAGGCTCTGCATAGCAGCTTTGCCGGTAAAGACATCAGTCAGATAGGAGCCGATGGTCGAACCAGCAGTCACGGCCTGCTTAGAAGGTAAAGCTGGAAGGGCAGCTTCTGGGCCGCCGAATTGCATGAGGTCATCGAACGACGAAGGCATTCAGTAGAAGCCTCAAAGGCGCTTCAGGTCAACCTAGTGCTGCACATCTGGGGCACATCGGCGACTTGTCCCTTCTCCATGACACTTCCAGCCTGGAGGGTCTGTCCCTGCTGCTGCATGTGCCGCAGCCTCCTCTGGTGTTGGCGGTGGCGGCAAAGGAGTTTGGCTCCAGGAGTGTGTACTACACACAAACAAAAGAGTAACTGCGACCGGGAGATATTTTCATCCTATTCGCTCCATTAGCTAAGATGGGCTTAGCCTAGCACGGTTCGGCCGACAATGGAACGGAACCATTCCTCGGCTTCTTCCTGAGTTCGGCAGCCAGCCTCAAGAGCGGCGAGGAGGTCTTGATGGGGAACAGGGAGACCATTCGCGACAGCTCGAAGTTCAGGCGGCAGGCGGTCGTGCCAAGCCATCACCAACTCAGCGTGCCGACGGACCTTTGCCTGCTCAGCCTGGAGCTTCTCCTCGTCGATAGGAGTCAGTGCTGGCGGCGGCTTCTGTGTTCGGCGCATGTCCAGTTCGCATTCGGTGAGGGGAAGGAGGTGACTTTGTTCATGTTGAAGCCGCCGGCGGGGCCGCCAGGAACAGAGGGCGCTGGGACCAGAACCATCTGGACTGAGGGTGGATGGGCGGTGCAGCACAACGTCGGGTCGTCTCCGACGGAGCGGAAGTGGAGGCCGCTCTCACAAGTGGAGAGGATGAGGGTGGGAGTGGAGTTCATCGACGGGCGAGTCCTTGCTGGAGGAGGGAGAGAGGATTGTCGGGGCCAGCTTGAAAAGCACTGTTCATTGCTCGCTGAACAAGCTCCTGGACTCGACGGCGCTCACCCTCAAGTCTCTGGATAATGATATCATTCCAGACTTGATCAGAGTAGTAGCTGTAACCTTCGATCCATTGTTTCTGCTGCATTTGCTCGGCAGTGAATTGATGCAGCCCATCACGTCGACTCCAGTGCCAACAATCTAGCCCGCCGTCGCTGATAACGAAGAAAGCAGCAAGGGTCGTAAGTCCATCGGGCGTACGAGCTGAGCTGATTCGACGGCCGGCCAAAGTCGCCATCGAGCGCAGAGTGCGGAGGCCGTCGGGCTCATTGGGCTCGATCACTGTCAACCTCCCTGCCGTGCCTTGGTGAGATCAGTGAGGAAGGTATCAGGATTGGCGACTTGCACCGACGGGCTGTTGATCGCAGCTACTTGAGCAGGAGTGAGACTGTAGCCAGTCTTGTCATTGTTCAGCTGGACGGTGACACCACCTTTGACACCGGCGACAGTGGGAGTAGCGGCAGTAGCGGCAGTGGTGACACTGGACTTCATGGCAGCGGTGAGATCGCCGACGATCGGCGCATTCGTCAGATTGACAGCGGTGGTGACAGTGCCGACATTGGTGATGGTGCCAGCGGTGATATTAGTTGTGTTAGCTATTGTTCCAGAAGGGAAAGTTGCAGCTAGGAAACCGGCGGGCTGGGTGTAGGTTGCCATCCGGCCACTGATTGGAGCGTCGAGATTAGAGAGGCCAGCATTGGTGGCATCAACTACATTATAAAGCACATTCACGTTGTCCATTGTGGCAGCGGTGCCAAGGACGAAGAGGGGGCCGAGAGTGTTGGTGTCAGTGGTGGAGAGGTCGACGTAGTAGGAGCCGTTGCCGATCTCGACGGCGTTAGTGGCACCACCCGACGGGTTGGCGTAGGCGCCGCCGTTCTTGGAGATCGTGATCGCGATGGTGAGACCAGTGGCGGGCGCAAAGTGAGTGGTCGTCAGGAAGGCCTGAAAGGGGACCCGGATCGTGGTTGATTGAGGGATGCGCTCAGCCATAAGGCTAGCCGCCCTTGTTTAGAGGGATTGCTTCGAGCTTAGGGCGAGTGCGGTGGAGCAGCTGCATTGGGTTGCGGCCTTCAGCGTTGGCGAGGACGGCGGCACCTTTGGCATTCTTCAAGGTATCGGCGACGCCGGGCATTGCAGCTGAAGCAGGAGCGGCTCCCCCCCAGATCATCTGAGGGGAGCGGATCGTGCGTGGGTCAGGAGGAGGAGCAGCCGGCGGCGGAATGAAAGCAGTCTCGCCCTCCTTCGCGCCGTCGCGCATATTGGTGAGACCAAAATCTTCCTGTGCGACCTTCCAGGCTTCATCGACGGCGCGACTCTTCGACCCGATGATAGCCGGGGCTGCAATTCGAGCAGGGAGGGCGGGCTCAGGCACACCGCACTGCGGACAAGGTGCGGGGTCCTCGGAACTATCCTGGACTCGTCGGTATTTCTTCCCGCAGTCAAGGCAGCGAATGACTCGGACAACCTTCACAACAACACCTCAACTCCATTCTTGAATATATAGACGCCCAGTTCTGGGCGGTAGTTGATGGTATCACCGTCGGCGGTCTTATACCAAGCGCTGACGACTTCATAGGTCTGGCCGAGAGTCTTGTAGTGGATGAAGGTGCCAGCGAGAGAAGCCATTGACTGAAAGGTGCGGAAGCGAGGGTCGTGGTAGAAAGGATTCAGGAGGATGGGGCAGCCATAGATAGAGATAGGAGTATATGGAGGATATGGTTTAAGCCCAAGATCAGAGTGAAGCTCTCGGTACTCATTTGGAGAGACGCAGAGCGGGCCGCTTCGTTCAGTAGCATGGATTCTATCAACTATAGAGGTAAGGACCCAAGTCACTTGAAGCCTCTCTGTACTGCCCATGGATTACGGATAGCCTCCAGCCGTTCCTTCTCCTTGTTCTCAAACCACTGACCGACAACGCCGGCGACGAAACCAGGGCGGCCTTCAGTCATTCGTCGGCGGTCATCAATCGTCGCATTCTCATAGCTGTAGTTCATCGAGATCATATCTGGTCGGACCCACTCAAGCCACGCGCGATGGGCAAACGCAAGGCTGAATACGAAGTCGTCATGCTTCCGGCCTTTGGCCGACGGGCCAATCTCAGCTCCCTCCTGGACAATATATTGCATCTGTTCGAGGGCTCGGCTAGACCTAATGATAAGGTAGCTGTTGATATAGCTATCTCTCATCTCATTCATGATTGCGATTTTATTGTCGACATTGGTCTTCCAACCGTAGGCGTAGCCTTTGCCAAGACTATCCGGGCGATGGTAGAGATACCACTTCACGCCATCGAGCACCTCTTCCCAGCCTTTAGCTTTGACAATATCGGCGTGGGATTGAGATTGAAGAATTTGCTTGATCCGGCGCATCTCAGTCATGATCGCAGTGCCAGGACCGCTGATCTCCAGATTGATATAGCAGTCCTCATACATCGAAGCGAGGTGGGCTAGAGCCCAAGTAACCTGGAAAGTCTCGGGCTCAGTTGAGCCATATTCAGCCACCATAACAAGGCGATCAGCGTAACAGCGACAAACAGTGATCGCATGAGAGTCGTTCCAATCTGAGCGACCATAAGCTGGGTCGCATCCTATGACATAGCGGCCCCAAGGGACAGGCTCCTCCCAGACACGAAGCTCAGCGTCTTCGAGGACATAGACCTGCTCGATAGAGGTTGTAACAAGCTCTCGGCCAAGGTAATAACGGTAGGCTTTGAACTCGACGGAATGGCCGTCGAGGACAACGTCGAGGTCTTTCTCGACCTTGCGGAGAGGGAAGAATGAGCGACCTGAGAGAATGAAGGCTTGCTTCTCGGTCCAAGGCTGGGTCTGGTGAAGCATCCCTTCATCAAGTGAGCGGGCGATAGACCTCCATCTATACCAAGCTAACTGTTCATCGTCCACTGCCACACCGTAGGCGTGGGCGACTTCAGCCTGGAGTTCAAGTTCCTCGGCGGTCCAAGGCTCCTCCATGTATTCAGCGAAGCGTGGGTCGGAGCGTTCGATCCTTTGGTCGTCCCGTGCCCACCAGCCGATGAAGTCGAACTTCTGAGTCTTATCGCGCTTAGCAGCTTGGCACATCGTATGGAAGTGGTTGAACCCGTTAGCGGTCGACTCTTTGAGGAAGAGCCGGTCTGGGTGGTTCTCCGAGAGGGTTTGCATGAAGTTTTCGAGACCGTCGGGGTCGCCGTAGTTCGCGACTTCGGTGAGATGGGCAAAGCGATAAGCGCGAGAGGCGCCAAGAGTGCCCCGCCGTTTGCCAGCAACGAGGAAGTCCAGCATGGAAAGCTTGCCGCCAACGTTGAATGACATCAGCGTCTTGTTGTCGTCGACGATAGGATAGGACATGTTGCGAGGGAGGGAGCGGGCATATTGACGGATGATAACACGGAACTTGTCACGGTTGCCTTCATCGTCAATAAGGAGGACACCGTGAATGCCCGGATGGAGGAAGAGCCAGAAGAGATCGACGGCGAGGAAGAGAGTGGTCTCACCGAGCTGACGGGACTTGAGCCAGGTGAAATCTCTAATACCTTGGTCCATTCCAGCGGCGAGGCCGATCAAGGCACGGCGTTGAGAGCCCCAAAGATTGTCGCCGAGGACAGTCTGACCTGTCTCGCGGGATTCAATTGTGAGGTGGGAGATGAAGTCGAGGAAGAGAGGGAGCCACTCAGGAGAAGAGCCCGACGGGGCGGAGGCGGCAGGCAGAGTAGAGGACAAGGCTCGACGGCGGCGGGCTGGAGCCTTGTTGGCGGGAGCTGGAGAGCGAGTTGATCGAGCCATCAAGCCACCTTCTCACCGATCTCATCGAAGTAGAGTGGAGTGAATATATTGTGGAGGGCATTCCAGTGCCCAGCAGCGGGCTTCCAGTGAGCTACGATCCAACGCGAGTTCTTACGAACTCGGTAGTAGCCTGTCGGAAGAGTAGAGAGGTTAGCAGGAGTCGGAGCCATTGGGAGTGGACGCCTTCGCCAGAGGTTCATGGAATTGAGTCTCGATCCAAGCATCGAGATCGGCGGGTTTGTAGACGGCGTAGCGGCCACGACCACCTCTGCCAAGGCCGCCTCTACCACCCCAGATGCGATATGGAGGACCGTTGCCCTCGGAGGCTTTGTTGGCAAGGACAGATGAAGTTATGAGAACGCCGATGCGCTGAGTTATGTAGGCGGCGGCTTGCTCACGGCTGAGCCACACTGTCGGCTGCGCCGACAGAGGAGAAAGAGGTAGAGCTGCTGGGAGGGCTGACATCAGCCGCCTCGCCAGAGGACAACTGCGAGGGTGAGCAGAATCTTGAGTCGAGCCCGGCGGTCAGAGCAGAGAGGTGGCTTCACTCGAAGCGGAGCTGAGAGCGGAGGGAAGTGAGAGAGGTCAGGCAATCGTCGGGTCATGTCAAGTTGGGCTCACACAAACCAATGAACAGGGTGCAGGCTGTTAAGCACCATCGGCTGCGGCCCACTTCGCGTAGCGGATGAGCTGCGTTTACTAGAGCTAGCAGAGCACTGCATCTCCAGTCTGCACCAGCTGCTTGCTGCGCGCTCCACTGTTCTCACTCCGAATTGAGAGAGACAGCAGTGGGTGGAGCCCCTGGGTCGCCACTAGATACCTGCTCGTCAGCTGCCGAAGCGTCGTGCCACCTGTCCTCATTCAGTCCAGGCCCCTCGCTGACTTGCCGTATCCCTCCCAGGCTAGACTCCCGGTCAAACTCGGCGGCGAACCGCTCAAGGAGCGAGATCGCGAAGATCAACTCAAGCCAAGCCTGCTCGCTGTTCTCTGCGGCGCGGAAAGCTTTTAGCGTGTCTTTGAGAGTAGCCCAACGACGGTGCTGAAGTGGAGAGAGCTGCATAGAGGTCACTCCCGTCGGGGCTCCAAGATGTCCAGCAGGATCAGGCCGGCGAGAATGCCGACGAAGAAGTAGAAGAGGTCGTCAGCCATCAACTCACCCATATGGCGGACATGAATGGGAGCCAAGGCGCAGTACCAAAGAGACACCAGAGGAATGTATCCATCAGACCAGCCCGCCGACTTTCACCGTGTAGGTGTCGGTGCCATTGGGGCCGTAGATAACGACGGCCGAGGTGGGCACGATCAGCATTCCGCTGGTCGAGAAGTTCCAGCCGGCAAGGAGTGGGATGCCGACGGTCGCCGAAGGGGTGAGGGCGCCGCCGCCGAGTTGGGGCAGCGGGTTCATCAGATAGACATAAGGGACGACGAGGTAGCCGGCGCCGGGGTCGTCGACGACGATTGAGCTGACTGAAGTGCCGGTCAGGACGGCGTGGGCGGCAGCTGGATGTTGTGGGGCGTTCTGGAGGTCGCCGGCGATGACGCCGCCGAGGAAGACAACCTGTGGCACTACCGTATAGCCAGTGCCGCCATTGTTCACAGCGACAGAGGAGACAGTCTGACTAGTCACAGTGGCCGTCGCAGTCGCGGGGCCGAGGCCAATCGTGATTGTGTCTGTGGCTGAGGTATTCGCGATGAAGAGAGAGGTTCGACGGGGCTGCTGGGGGAGGACCAGCTGGGCGGTGCCGCCGACGGCTATTGTGCCGCTGAAATCAAGGAGATCGTCGAGCTGAGTTTGACCACGGATTCCTGAGGCTATAGCGGGCACGGCGGTCTCCTACCTGGGACGGGGCGGCTTCAGCGGAGCCGAAGAGGCCGGCGGCGTAGGACGGGGCCGCCGGTCTGTCGGTGGCGGTGGAGACCGCCGGGCCATCTTATAAGGCTAGGCTGCGTCAGCCTTCTCGGGCTCGGCGGCTGGCTTGGCGACCTTGCCGGCGAGAGCGGTCTGGATGGCGTCGGCGCCGTCGACGAGAGCCTGAGTTACGGCGACCGGCGCCGTAGTGCCGCCGCCGTGCTCCATCTCATTGTGGACAGCCTGGAGGATGAAGGGGAGTCGCTGGGCGGGAGGAAGTTGAGCGGCAGCTTCGAGCGCCGCGTTGAGCCAATCGGGCATGGAAGGCATGGGATGGAGGTCCTCTATATAAGGTGAGGTGGTTGGTCGGGAGGAACATAGCACGAGTTGGGCTGAAGAACGAAGGTCCTATTTGAGCCAGTGGGAATCCAGGATTTTTCTGGCCGGAAGAAGGAAAGAGGGGGCCACCTCTCTCCCACCGCGCGGAGCCCCAACAGAACGCGCGCGCGTGCGCGTAGGGGCCTAAGCGGGGCCGTGGCAGGGGATAGGATGGGGGAACAGCGACAGCCAGCCTACGCCATCGTGTTGATTTGATTGAGAGATTCAGCCGATGATGGCGGAGAGAGTGTCCGTCGAACTATTCGACGCTGGCACCATGCTTCGCAATATAGGCGCGACAATACTTCGCACCGCTACTTGTTATCCTGTACCGCTTTGCTATGACTCTTGTTGCCATCATTGTGAACTCCCGCACGGTCAAAGTACCGTGCAAGATATCGTATCGGATGCCAGCTATACCTCGCGCGCCTTTCCTGGGTGCACGACGAGGCATTCCAGGGCCAGCAAACGGCTTCAAAGCAAAACCGCGAGGCTGAACACGTTGTTGGACCGCCGCTTGTTCGACTACCCGATCGGCAAACATGCCTGTAAGATCGCGTCCCGTGGCGCTCTGATAGCCTCAACCATGATCGAAGTAGGAAGGTAGCTAGATCGAAGTAAGATCGCCCCAGCCTCGCCTACGTCAATCCTATGGTATCCAGTGGCGTTGCGTTAGCTGGCAGGATAGCGCCGCTCGACAGCTAACGCAACGGTACAGTGGCGTTTCCGCGTCGGGCAAAAGGAAAGCCGCCCGAAGGCGGCTTCCCCGTAGGCCGGTGGAGCGCAGCTTAGTGCGCGGCGGCCCCGCCGTTCTTGACCAGCGCCGGCTTGGGCTGTTCTGGCAACGGACCGCTTCGCGCGCCGCCAGTCCAATCGTTATCAGTAGTGATGACGTTCATGCCGATCTTCACGGTGCCGAACGGAGTGCTGATATTCGTGAAACCTTCCGTGCTCGCGATGACTTGCGACTTGCCGGACTTGGACAGAACTGGCTTCGCATCATTCAGCGCGATGCGAATGACTAGCTCCGAACCTTCAACGCTAAGCTTGTAAGACATGGTGTTTCTCCTATCGCCAGTGTCGCGTTGGCTGGCTTAGTTGACTGCGACGCCATCGCTCTATCATGCCCAAAAGCGGCGAAATGCACCGAGGCCGGAACCTTCCCGCGAAAACGTCAACCGGCGGCGCAGCTTATTGAACATGGTGCGACATTTCGCCACGGGGTCGCAGCGCACCCGCCTAATGCGCGCAGGTAGTATCTTCCGGGCGCGCCGCCACGTGCTGCGCGCGTGGGTGGACGGGCTCACACCTACACGCTCACGCACTCGCGCCTGGACCCGCACCGGACAATCCCTGCCCAGCTTGACCAAGAAAACTTCTCTCCATCTTGGCCCTGGAGATTCCCCCTCTTTTCTGGGCTGGCCCCCCCCCCACGCGAGCGCCCGCGCACACAAAAGCTCGCGCGCCGAAAAACTCAATGAAATCAATGAAGCGCGACAAATCGCCGCAGTTAGTGTCATGCGGCTTGCAAGACGCCAGCGTTTCGGCCAAATTCGGCGCTCGGCCCCGTCAAGTGACCCGCCGTCAAGTGACACCGCCTAATAGGGAAGGATACCTCGATGGACCGCACAACCACAGATACCAACTACACCGCCGACACCCGGCCACCGCGCACAGGCGCATGGTTCCTCTGTAGGATCGACGGCCGAGTGTTCTATACCGCCCGTCCCGACAACTACACCCGCACGCTCGCGCACCGTGACACCTACCTCCGCCTCCACCCTGCCTTCACTCCCGCTCAGGTCGCCGCTGGACTGGCTACGCCAGTCCTGGAGAGCTCACTTCGTTCGCTGGAGAGCTGATATCATGGCTGATCCTATCACTGAGACCCGCTATGAACTCAGTCACCCGACGGGCACTCTCTACACACCATCCCTGACTGTCGCCACCGCTGCTGTCGCAGCAGGAAGGCGCGAGCATCCCACCGGCAAGTTCAGCCTAACCGAGATAGTCGAAGCCAGGAGAGCCCTGCCCCTCCCGGTCTGTACCAAGAAGCCCGCTAAGGCCAAGACCCGTCGGGCCAAGAAAGCCAAGGAGGCTTAGGTCATGTCAGGACGAGCCCTCTACTCAATCATGGACGGCGTGGACCACCTGCCCATGCCGAAGCCGGTCCTCCTGGGCCGGTCCACCGCCGGCTTCTGGAAGGCCAAGGATGTCTACGTCATCCGGCTCCACCAGACGAATATCCTGACCTTCATCAATGCCAGCATGAAGATGAATGAGCCCGTCGGGCCAAAGAACCTCCCTCATGCCCACCGGATCGAAGTCAATCCCGGCTCCTGGTTCACCCCGGCGATCAAGGACCGGCTCAATCGCTTCCTGCCGGGCTTCTTTATCAGCAGCTACCAAGGCGAATGGGTCATCATGCCTTCTGGCCTCTGGACAGATATGCAGCCCTTCACCGGCCCTCTCTCTATCGTCGGCGGCAAGCTCCCTGCCTGTCCTGATAACCCTATCCGCGACGGCATCATCAGCCGGAACATAACCCGCTTCGTGAAGTTCGCCGAATGGTTGGACTTCCAGCCGCCAGCCGGCGAGAAAGGCACAATCTTGCTGACACAAGATTGGGTCAGGCAGCATCTCCAGGACAAGTTCTGGCGACACTATCGCTACGCTGCCCCATTCAGCGGAGAAGTGTTCGATGACCCGTCGTATAAAGCCTACATCTACGACCGCACTTTCACCGCCGCCATCCTGAAAGGTGCCATGCAACGCACCGGCCATCGTGCCATTGCCCACAAGCTCGGCAGCGACAGGATGAAGCCCGCCCTTCGTAAAGCTGTCCGGGAGTATCTCAGGGAGCTGACCGGCCTCCAGCCGGCTTCGCCGGCGGAGGAAGACCTCCGCTCTATCGCCTAGCCTAATAACACTCAAGGGGGAGTACCTAACCATGAAGTTCGCCGAAGTTCGCACTCACCTGACCAAGCTCTACGCCGCCGGCCTTCGCCAAACCGTTTACCTCAGCGGTCCTCCAGGAGTGGGCAAGTCGGCCTGTGTCAAGGCCGCCGCCTCTGACCTCGACATTGGCTTCCTTGCCGTGCCCATGACAATCGTTGATCCGCTCGACTTCGGCGGCCTCCCCGCCGTCCTGGACCGGGGCGATGGCCCCTACGCTGCCCGCCTGCCCTTCGTTGACATGATTCCCACAACCGGCAAGGGCCTTCTCCTCTTCGATGACCTTCCCACCGCCCCGCCTCTATCCCAGGCTGCCGCCTACCGCACGATCTGGGAGCGCGACACTATCGGCCCCGACTGGCTCATTGTCGCCACCGGCAATCGTGACAGCGACCGGGCCGCTACCCAACAGATGCCGAAACCTCTCGTTTCCAAGATGGGCTGGATCGAGTTCGAGCCAGACATTGATGCCTGGAACCTGATGATGGCGGGCCGGGACAGCTCCACTCTGATCCGTGCGTTCATCGTCTCCCGGCCCGACCTCTTCGTGACCTTCAATCCGTCGATTCCCGGCCCCTTCGCTACAGCTCGGACATGGGAAGCCCTGGCCGATCTCTGTGGTGCCTACGAGCCCGCTCTGCCTCCATTCGAGGCAATCAAAGGATGGGTCGGCGAAGGCCCCGCCACTGAGTTCAGCATGTACGCCTCTATGGCCGTTCAACTCGTGTCGCCGGACACGATCCTGATGACCCCAGACACCGCTCCGGTCCCGGAAGACCCCGGCGCTCTCTACGCCGTCACCACCGCCCTCTCATCGAGGGCGTCGGCTGCCACCATTGACCGCATCCTGACCTATCTCCGCCGCATGATGCCAGAGTTCCAGGTCTACTGTGTCAAGTCCGCTCTCGCCACTCAGCAGGGCCGCCTCGCCAAGCTGAGTCCAGAGGATCGCCGCAAGACAAGGCTGATCGAACACACTCACGCTTTCGTGACCTTCGCCGCCGAGCACAACGACATTCTCTCCTAGGAGACCGCTCATGGACTGGACCCGCTATATTCCCTCAGTCGAGTGGGTGACAGCAGCCTTCGGCACTTTCGTCCTCGGCTTCCTGGCCTATGCCCTCCTCCTCCTGACAGGGGACTGACACCATGACTATGCTCGTCCATGAATATGCTGAGTTCTTCCGACGGCTCGACAGCCTTCCTTTCGAGGAACAATGCCAGCAGTTAAAGGCTGCCTTGAAGCAACAAGCCGTCGGTCCCGAAGTTCTCAGGATCGAGTTCACTGACTGGTTCCGTCGGTTTGCTCTCGACAATCATGCGAAGTTCCTGGCGATGCCGCCTTTCGATGGGGAGAACAACAATGCCTAGCCTTTTATCCGAGCGTGCCGTCCTTGTCCGCCCTTCGATCAGCGTTTGGCGGGGAGAGATCACTGACCGTGCGGCCTCTGCTGACACCGCCGATCGCCACAAGGCTGATCGGCACTCTGTCCGCACCTCCAAGTTCCTAGTGCCCAAGGACGCCATCGACCCGATCCTGACTGAAGCCGGCTCCCTTCGCACGTTTGTCCGACAGGAAACCCTACCGTGGCGTTGGGATGGCGTCGGTCTCCTCCCCACTGAAAACTACCTCCCCTTCATGGATGGCTGGCGAACCCGTCGGGCATCATTCGACGGCGCCGTCAACCATCTCCTCCGCCGCTGGCACATCCACTGTGCCGTCGGCCAGCGTGCCCTCGGCGACCTCGCCCGAGAGTACGACTACCCCACCGCCGACGAAGTCCGCACCCGCTTCAACGTCAGCCTGGAGGTCTTCCCGGTCCCAGACAGTGACGACTTCCGCGCCAACGTCTCCGAGGCTGAAGCTGAGGAAATCCGGGCTCGATTGCAGGAAAGCTCGATGGCCGAACTCCGCTCAGCTGAGATCTTCCTGTGGGAGCAGATGCAAGAATGCGTCGCCCACATCCATGAACGCCTCTCCGCCTACGGCAAAGACCCCGAGACCGGAAAGATCGTTGGCCGCTTCCATGACACCCTGATCGGGAACCTCCGCAGTCTCGTGTCAAGGCTCTCCCGGCTCAATCTCAGCGGCGATCCTGCCATCGAAGCCATGCGGCAGCGGCTTGAAGAGAGCCTCTGCCCCTACGAGCCAGCCCTGCTCCGAGACGACGATGAGCTTCGCTCATCTGTCCGGGATGAGGCCGCTCGGATCATGGATGCTATGTCGAGCATCTATAGCAGGAAGGAAGCTGCCGAATGAAAACCCCAACTTATGAGGAACTACTTGCCATAGTTCAACAGATTGCCAGTTTCATCGCCGACGGGGATCAATTCCCCGGCGGACAATGTGAGTGCGGCTGCGGGCAGGAAGAGCATGAAATGTCCATTGATGATGCTTTCGAGACAGCATCATCGGCCATTTCAATGTGCCGAGACTGTCTTGGCACCGACGGGTCTGACCTCGCCATCGTTAAGCCATTTGACGAAGCGGTAATCTCGAAGGGAGTCATCCATGACCCAAGCTGAAATCAATCGACTGGCCGCCCGTCGCATAGCGAAGGCCCGCACCCAGCTTCTCCTTAACCCGCGCTTCGTATTCTGGGCAACCTGTGCCCTTCACCTCAAGCTCGTGCCCTATCCCGGCATGAGCATGATGGAGCGCGGCAGCATCGGCACCGACGGCAGCAACCTCTATTATGACCCGGACTTCATCGTCAACGGCGGCGTCGGCGTTAAGCCCGACGGCTCCATGACCAAGATTGAACCTTGGACTGACGATGAGCTGATGGGCGTCATCGCTCACGAGGTCAGCCATGCCGTTAAAGGGCATTGCTGGCGTCGGGGCAGCCGTGAGCCGGGCAACTGGAACATCGCCGCAGACCGCGCCTTGAACCCCGAGCTGACCAAGAATGGCCTCACACTCCCTGCGGGAGCATTGAACGATCCAGCCGATTTTGGCCGCGCTGTCGAGGAGATATACAACACCCTTCCACCGCCTCAGCCCGGTAGCGGCAACCAAGTCCAAGGTCAGCCTGCCGCCGGCGCTGGCATGTCCGGCGATGTTCGTGACCCGTCTTCACCGCAGCCCGGACAAGACCCGACGGCTTCGCCGTCTCAATCTCCTCAACAGCGCCAAGACCAACTCGAAGCTCTTGCCCGCAAGTGGGAGCTGATTGCTCGCCAAGCCGCCCAGATCGCCAAAGCCCAAGGCCACCTACCTCTCGGCTCCGAACACCTCATCGAGCCTATCCGGCCTCACCTCGACCCCTACGCCATGCTGCGGCACTTCGTCAGCATGTGCCGTCGTGACGATTATTCTTGGGCTCGCGGCTCTCGTCGCTCGCTTTGGCGCGGCCTCTACTTGCCCTCCCTCAACTCAGAGGGCGTCGGCGAGTTGGTAGTGGCGATTGACACTAGCGGCTCTACCGCCGCCGTCGTCCCTCTTTTCCTTGGCTTCCTCAACTCTATCCTAGTCGAAGTCAAACCTGAGAAGGTCCACTTCGTCGAGTGTGACGCCGCCATCCACCATGTGACCGAGTTCCAAGCCGGTGAAGAGCTGCCCTCTGCTGTAGCGGTACATGGCTTCGGCGGCACTAGCATGTGCCCGATTTGGGAATGGGCAGAAGAGAACGATATAAGGCCAGTTTGCGCTGTTGTGTTAACCGACGGCCAAATGTCAGCCCGAGATTTCGGCCCCGACGGCGGCCCCGGCTTCCCTGTCCTGTGGGTGATCTCTGACCAGGGCAGAGTGGCGCCCTTCGGCGAGACAGTGGAGATGACCAGTGGAGACTGAAGCTCTCGATCCGAAGACTGTTTTCATCCTTGAAGCGATTAAAAACGATCGTCTTCGGCGGGAGAGCTGGGGCCGAGCCCGCGAATGTCTTGCTGAACAGATTATGCGAGAGCGCGGCGGCTCAATTTTCGACAGCCCAAGCCCTGCTGACTACGACGCTGCCTATCGCCTCATCCGAGCCTATAAAGCTCTAGGAGTGGAGTGAATGTCTAAGCCTGACCCAGTCCTCGTCTCCGGCTTCGTTCACCACACCAGCAAAGTCGAGATTACTCCTATAACTGGCTCCTACAACGGTGCGCTAAGTCGAGAGATCAGGTTCTACTCTGGACCCGACGCTGCACCGTTCCACTTCACTCTCTTCGGGAACAATGTCGAGTGGATTATCCCCGACGACGTGTTTGAGGCAGAGCTGCGCCGCCGGGGAGATAAAGCGGCGGCTAAGATTCACCGGGAGAAGGCGTCATGAAGAGAGGCTCTACACTTAGCGCACTCTCTGAGCGCGATCAGGTCATAGCTTGGGCCGCCGCCCAACGCTTGCTACCTGCTCCTGATCCTGACTGCCCAGTCCCGTATCAGCTCGCTGCTCTGCTGCAAGAGCTATCCAAAGACGATCCAGGCTTCACCTTACGGTTTGCTTGCAGCCTGCAAGTCCCTGTTGAGACTGTCTGGCCTAGATTTGTTGTGTGGATGCTAGAGACAATTTGTTTGCCGAAAGCAACCAGGACTAAAGACAAGGAGTATATTGCTGGGATTATACTGCTCTTTCGTAGCGGAGACTGGAAGGACAGGAAGAAAGCCGCCGCCGCCTCCGCCGCCTACGCCGCCGCCGCCTCCGCCGCCGCCTCCGCCGCCTCCGCCGCCGCCTCCACCGCCG